GCCAATATCACCGCTCGATTGCTCGCCAAGCCATCATCCGCGAAAGCTGTCGCTGACTATGCGAAGGCGTATGAAATGGCCATCAAGATGCCTGGGAAGTCTTCCCAGAACGCCCTTGCCAACAAGGCCAAGGCTCTGGCGCTCGTAGCCGCTAACGGCAATGAAGTCGGGGCATCGAACCTAGCGGCTAAGCTCGCCACGGTTCAGCAGACAGCCGCTGATCAGCAGGACTACGAACAGATCGGGCGTCCAATAGGCGACCCAAAACCCGACAAGGCCAGCGCTGATCTTAATGAGGCGATTTTGCAAGGACGCGTGTTCTAATGAGCTGGCGATCTGACTTCTACGGCAACGTATATAGCACGGCAAAAGAGCTAGGGGCAACTGACACCCAAGCTCACCTTGCAGCCGCTCAGGCAAGCCAGGAAACCGGCTACGGCCAACATGTCGTGGGGAACAACTACTTCGGCGTCAAAGCCTCACCATCCTATACCGGCGATACCGTCACGGCAAACACGTCTGAGGGCGAGGATGCCGTTTCCAACCGCATGGACCAGTCTTTCCGCGCCTATGATGGTCTAAAGGCATCCGTTGCCAATTACATGGATGTGATGTCGAATGCTTTCCCTGACGCATGGAACGCGACGAATATTGCCGATGCTGCAAAGGGGCTCGTAAGCGGCAAATTCGGGCGGTACGCGAAGGATGTCAACTATCCGGGTAAGATCCAGAGCATCGCTAACAAGCTAGGCGCACAGCAGAAATATGCTTATGCGCAAGCGCCGGAAAATGTCCCGGTTCCTTATGGCCCGGAAGACGACCCACTCGCCAACTCCCAACAGGCGCAAGCAACGGACGGCATGTCCGGTCTTCTCAACCCGGTAACGACGCAGGCGGTCACATCCAGCGAGCTTGCCGCTCCGGGCGAGTGGGGCATTCACAACAACGTGACGCCCGCTCTTGGCCCGACAGTCGAGGGCTGGTCTGCAATGGCAGCAGCCAACCCGGTTCAAGCTCCTGCAAACGGGCTTCTTGGCTCTGCTACTCCCAACGGCTTCTCAGACCTGGCGGCGGCTGGTCCGATGGGGCTTCTGTCCGCGCCGAACATCTCGCAGTCCGATATCTCCCGAGCCCTGACCAACGTTACTGGCAAGAACGAATTCGATCCGAGTTTCACCGCTGGCCTGATGGGGCCAAACAATCCTGTAGTGCCAAATGCGGTTGAAACCACTTCATACACTGATCCGGCAGCGGCAGTGGCGACCGGGATCAATTCTCCCGAGCATAAGCAAATTCAGGCTATGGCGGAAGCACAGCTTGCGGCGACACGAGCCGTACAGCCGGGGATTCCGACCTCTGGCCTGCTCGCATCAAACCCGGCACTCGCCGCCCCGAACTTCTCGCAGGCGCTTAACCCGACAATGCCGGGCCTTTCGGTCCCGACCGTTGACGCGGCAAATGCCTATGCCCAACAGCCCGCAATTACCCCGGCAGAACAGGCCATCAACACCATCACCGCGCCTCCCGGCTATCATGTGAGCGACTTGGACGGCGTCACTATGGTGAAGGACGTAGTGGCCCAAGCCCCTGCGATGGAAACAGTCAGCGTTCCGGATCAGCCCACAATTGCCGGGCCAGCAACAACCGAGATCGCCCCGGCGCAGGAACAGCAGCAGACCCAGCAAGTCCAGCAGGCGCAGGCCGGCTCCATGGCGGCGCCGCAATCACTATCCTTGGGCGACAAGCTCAAGGCTGCGGTCAACCCCGGCACGGCAATCGGCGGGCTTCTCGGGGCGGCAACAATGGGGCCAATCGGTGGATTGCTCGGCGGCCTCTTGGGTAACAGCATCAACAACGGGTCGTTCTCAGGGCTGCTTGGCCAAGGTCCCGTTGGCTCAGGCGGCTATGTCGGCGCTGGTCCGATGGCAGCCTATTCCGTCTACGGCGGCGGGCTTGCGCCGGGCTCATATGCGACCGCAAGCGACGGATCAACGGTCACGTCTCGTGAGAACGGTGACGTATCCCGCACGAATACCTTCGGCGTCACCGACACGGCCAATTCATACGGTGGGTATGCCGGAGATTGGTCCGGATTATTCTAATCTGGAAGGTGAGACCAAACTTCGCGGTTCACGATCATGCGGACGTAGTCTGGGATGATGCCATACTGGTGGGCAATCTCTGATCTTTTGGCCGTTCCTGTCAGGCTGCGGATTTCAAGCACTTGCTGCGCCGATAACTTAAACCCATGGGTGCCGTGGGCAAGTTTGTCGGCAAAGTTTTCCTTGCGTGTTTTCCAACTCAGATGGCGTTTAGTTGAGCACCCGAAATGACCCCGACCGCACGAATGCGCGGCGTCATGCTTCGGCGATGGAGCGGGTCCATTCGCGGCCTCGCATGCCAAGCGATGAACGCTCAGTAGCTTCCCACCAGATCTAAGTTGTCCGTAGCCGTAAGGGGATTTCGAGTGAGGCCAGTCTAAGCATTCGTCACCATCGTAAGGCAGCACGACATCTTCGAAATAACGCTTGGCTGACGCGTAAGGCGCTCCTCCAAGCAATGGGTCTCCATACTTCCGAAACCTGTGGGCGTGAGTGCTGCAATAGCCGTGTGAATCGTGCTTTAGCCCGCATCCGTCAACCGAACAAATCTTCATCGCGACCTCATTAATTGAGGTTTTATCCTATCACAACAATAACTTAACCTCAACATCTGGGGGTGTTTTTGCATGGCAAAATCTCGGCTAAATGATTTTTCCACTGACGCGGACCAAAATACTGACGTTAGCGGCGTCGGCATTCAGGGCTCAAATCTTCCCTCAAACCTCGACAATGCGATCCGGGCGCTCATGGCCCAGATCGCTGCATGGCGAGACGGGACGACGCTCAAGGATACCGCGAACTTCAATGACCCGGACGATGCCTCGAAATCATTCCGTTTCGACGCTGGCAACATCGGCACAGGCACAGCGCGCGTAATTGATGCTAAAGCGCTCTACGATTTCTCCCAAGCATCCGTCAACATCCTCGAAACGGCAGCACGTCGCGGCGCCCCCACGGTCACGGCCTACACCACATCAGGCACGCATACATTCGCTGAAGGCACTGCATTCTACCAGATTATCGCGGTTGGTGCTGGTGGCGGTTCTGGCGCGGTTGACGGGACGGGCGCTGGCACTGGTGGCTCGACAGCTGGCGGCAACTCCGGCTTCTTCGGGGCGTCCACCATTTTTGCCAAGGGCGCCCTTACCACCGGAACCGTTGTCATTGGCGCTGGCGGCACGGCGGGCACTTCGCCCGCGCCTGTCACGGCTGGCGGCGATGGTGGCGACACGACTTGGACGGATGCCACGGTTGGCACTCTGACATTCAAGGGCGGCAAGGGCTCCCCCGAGATCACCGCCACAAGCGGCCACATCTTCGGCCTGCCCCTTGCAAATGGGGCGTCGAGCGTTTCCGGCTCTTACAGTCCGGGCGGTCCAGGAATGACAAATTCAAACAGCGATGCGGGCGGCATTGGCGGCTCCACAGATTGGGGCTCCGGCGGCATCCCGACACTTGCCTTTGGCGGGGTAGCGAACGGCGTCGCCGGCTCTGGTTACGGGGCGGGGGCTTCCGGGGCCGCGTCTGTTGGCGTCGGCACGAATGCAGCCGGTGCTGCTGGCACTGGCGGCCGTCTAGAAGTGTGGGAGTGGTAAGATGGTAGATATCACAGGCGCGATCCTCAAGCCGTACAACATCTACCTTGCAGAGCGCGAAGCCTCCACCGATGGCGTCTCCATGGTTCCTGGGCTTAATGGGGCGGGGACGGAGGTGGTCGCGGTCCTCCCGTTGACATTGGAGGATCTCACTGAAGCGGGAGAGACACCGATTGATACGATGTTCGGTGTAGATATCAACGGCAATCTCGCGCGATCCGCTGGAGTGTTCACCGCGCTTTCTGTCGTTGATGAGGGAGGGGCAACACAGTTTCGTGTCGAAAACAATCTCAATGCCGTCAACAATTGGATGGTGCAGGGGGGGATTTCTGGATCTGGCCCGGTCATGGTCACCGAAGGCACCGACACCGACGTAACCGGTTTTATCACCGCTAAAGGGAACGGTTCGGTCGAGGTTGGCAACGGGTCGGGCGGTATCGCTGTATTCTCCTACGGCAACTTCACGCCAGAGACGGACGATGCCACAGCCCTCGGCTCCTCGGCGCTCAAGTGGAGCGATCTATTTCTTGCATCCGGCGCGGTGATCAATTTCTCGACAAACATGTCGATCACCCATTCGGCTAGCCTGCTCACGATCAACGGCAGCGTGACGCTGACGAGCGGAGGAAATCTCAAAGCCTCGGCAAGTTTTACAGATGGCGCGGCTGGCGTTGAGCGCATGAACTATTTCCGTACTGGCACATCGACACGGTTTCAGTATGGAATCACAGGGACAGCGGAATCCGGTGGCAACGTGGGTTCGGACTTCGTGATCTACCGATACACGGATGCAGGCGCCTTCATCGACATTCCGTTCACCGTCGTGCGTTCAAACGGCAATATCCGCATTCGTCGTCTCGTCATGGGGTCACCGGCGGAATACGCGGCGGTCGATATAGCCAATGTCGCCCATGCCCTGAACACCACAGGCAAGGAAACCGGGCTTTTGGTTTGGGATACCACCAACCATCGTATGATGCGCGCGCGCGCGGGTCTGGCCGCAAGCATATGGGATGCCGTTGACGGCTCGGTTGCGGTAACGCCTGCATGACGACACTGGGCGCAATTCGCTGGGATGCTTGGTATACCAACACCATCAACAGCCCTGGCCGCTATACTGCCGGTTCGCTTAGCCCAACGCGGTGGCAGTCTCGCGCGCCTGTGCATGGGGTACTCGGCAGGAACAAGGTAAGCTGGGCCGCGACACAAGCAACAATGGATGCCGAGATTGCGGCGGCCGTGACCTGCGTCGATTATTGGGCCTTCCTAAAGTATCCCTCCGGCCCAGCCGGATTGAGGATAGGGTGGGATCTTTACCAATCCTCGGCAAACAAAAACGACATCAACTGGTGCTGGATATCCGAGACCTCCCGTCTCGGCACTACGGGGAACTACGCGACGGAAGTGGCGGAAGTCGTCACCCACATGCAGCAGTCCAATTATCAGAAGGTGCTCACCAACAGACCGCTCCTTTACATCCTCTATTCAGACAGTGACATCACAGATTATTGGGGCGGGAGTAATGCCAATCTCAAGGCGGCTCTTGATTCCATTAGATCGGGGGCCGCAGGGGCAGGGCTTGGTGACCCGTACATCGTGCTCATGCGATCATCGCCATCCACTGCCGGCGCCATCAAGACCGCCCTTGGTTGCGATGCCCTGTCGTCTTACATTCCCGTCGCTCCCACCACATTTGACAACACGTGGGCCTCATTTGACGCGACAACCCAAGCATATTGGGCGACCTTGGCGGCGAACAGCGCCACTATAGTACCCATTGCATCCGCCGGGTGGAACCAAGTTCCTCGGATTGAGATTGTCAACCCCTACGTCGCCAACAAGCCTTATTTCAAAACACGTCAGGCAGTGGCTCTCCCGACGATGGAGGAGTTGACCGCGCATATCGAGGCCGCGTTCGCCTACGTGACGGCCAATCCGCTAGTTTGCGATGCGGACACTATTATCCTCTACGCATGGAACGAGCACGACGAGGGCGGTTGGATTGCCCCTTCATATGGAGATCCGACCGGACTGCGTTGCGCGGCGGTAGCGGCGGCTACACCCGGATAGCCTTGGCTGCGGAATCCAGGGCCGCCTCAAACTCTCTCGGGTCGGCAGTAAACGCCACTCTCTCGCTCCAATCAACATTGCCGCCTTCCGGCGTCACATAATCGAGATAATGCCCGCAGGCGTTTGCTATGCGCCATTGTATGGGGACGATCCTGTTTATCGCCACGATTGCGGCGCCCGGGGGGCTGAAGATAGTGTTATGGAGCGAGCTATTGAATTCGCCCGCCACTAGGGAGCACTGGGCAAAAAAAACCGCTTGCTCTTTCAATGATAGCCGAGAGGGGTCAACTACATCAAACCCTCTTGCTTCGGCGATTGCGGCAAATTCGTCCTGATTAGCAAAACTGCGGCGCGATTTATGACCATCGGGGCGAACGAGAAAAACTTTCCTCCGCGCGGCTAGATGATCGACGGCAGCAAATGCGCGGTATTGCTGGATGATCCATGGGTGGTTGAACAGAAAATCCCCGGCAATGGCGATGAGGCGCTCGGCCTCGATCTTCTGGCGGGCGTCATCGAACTGGAAGAAGTCCCCACTCGGGAAGATCGACCTAGCGTGGGACATGACCCATGCCGGTGCGGATAATGGCACGGCAATGGGGTGTATGAACCCACGTTTGTACATTTCCCGGATCAGGAAAAGCCGAGGAACCATTTCGAGCAAGAAATGTCCGTAAATAAAATTATAATGGGTGAACGTGTAGCAAACAGGGAGACGTACCGCTTCCAAACGGGATGCGCGATCGAATAACTCAAGGGGCTTTTCAGGCCGCCCGGCAATGTACGCGAAGCCCTGTTCCGTGGTTGGCTTTACGTATCCCGGGAAAAGAGTTGACCCGCTGGCTTGGAAGGTGACGACCCCCTCGTGCACTATATACCCTGGCCCAACCAGTGCGGCCTCATTGAGGCTGACGGCATTCACGGCCTGCGCGGTTATTGGGCTCAGGCTTGGTTCGTGGTTGTTGGCACCCCTGACGGCGGTGCTTTGAAAGTGGCATTCCCCGATAATTGGGAGAGGTGGGTGCGCCGCGATTTCAAGCTTTTCGTTCATCCACCAACCCTAGAATTCGAAGCGGCGGAATAGCATTAAACCCAGATCATCTCAAGGCTCCCAAACCGGGGGCCTTTTTCTATGGAACCACACCATGACCTACTCCCTCCTGCTGGCCTGCTACAGGTCCGACCAGATATCGGCTGCGCAATGGCAAGAACACCTCAAGGATGAAGTATTTCGTGCTTGGCTTTCCCGGCAGGAGGATCGTTGATGCTCATCGGTATTTCCCTCGCCATCAGCCAACCACGCCCGTCTGCCTACGACTCCGCCGCAAATGCGTTGTTCGCCCGGTTCACGACGCCGCCAACAGCCCAGCGGGCGCAACTGATCAATACGCTTATCCTATCGTTGAAGACTGCTGGAGTGTGGGCAAAGCTTGATGCGCTTTACATGATGGCGGCGGCTGATGCGCAGGCGGCGCAACGCAACTGGGTGGCCGATCAATATAATCTAATCCCGACGTCGTCCCCCACTTTCACCGCGGATCAAGGGTATGCTGGCAACGGCTCCAGCAGTTACCTTAACACCGGGTTTACACCGTCAACTGCCAATGGAAACATGACGCTGAATAACGCGCACGTCAGCATCAGGCCTCGGACAGGGGGCGCCGCCGCCGTTATCGATATTGGTTCTCGTGCAGTCGATGGTACGGACCTCATATCCATTAACGGGATGAATGGCAGCAATTTTATGACGTTTGCTGTCAATAGCACCGCCGGTGGCGTGGGGCCGGCATCGGCGTCAGCCGCCGCTCATTTCCAGGCCTCTCGCGCAGTATCGGGGACCATGCAGGCGAGCCGCAATGGCGGGACGTATACAACCGTCTCAAACACATCTGACGCATTGCCTGCGTTTCCAATCTTCATTGGGGCGTTAAATGGAGGGGGAACGGGCGCCAATTTTTCAGATCGTCAGATGGCTTCGGCATCCTTTGGATCCTCTCTGACACAATCGGAATCAACTGCATTTTACAACGCCATCAACGCCTATCTTGTCGCGGTAGGGGCAGCATAATCCGCGCCTCACCCCACCCGCAAACCATCCCAGAACACAGGAACAGAAACAATGAAACTCGTGCCTCAATGGCAGCGGGTGCTTTCACGCGCGTGGAGCATCCGCTTGATGATTATCGCCGGGCTTCTGTCCGGTGCCGAAGTCGCCCTGCCGTTGATCGGCGACGGGCTTCCCATCCCTCCCGGCGCTTTTGCCGTCTTGTCCGGCTTGACAGTCGCGGCTGCGTTCGTTGCGCGGCTTGTAGCCCAGAAAGGAATTACCAATGCCGACAGCGAATAGCAGGCTCAGAAAGACGGGCCTTGGCCTAACGGTCGCCGGTTCGATCGCCGTGGGCCTCGTAGGCGCTTGGGAAGGCTTCAGGACGAAAGCCTACATCCCTATCCCCGGTGATGTCCCTACGATCTGCTTCGGGTCCACGCGCGGCGTAAAGATGGGCGACACAAAGACGGCGGCAGAATGCAAGGCTCTGCTTGGAACAGAGCTTGTCGAGTATGAAGGCAATATGCGCCGATGCCTCGTCAATCCTGACAAAATCCCTGACAAGCCATACGTGACGTTCCTGTCGCTCACGTACAATATTGGAAGCCGGGGCTTCTGCAATTCTTCGATTGCCCGCAAGGCTAATGCCGGTGATCTGCGTGGGGCTTGTGACGCGCTGCTGCTCTATAATCGCGCCAGTGGCCGCGTCGTGCAAGGGCTGGTCAACCGTCGCAAGGCAGAACGCAAGATGTGCCTCGAAGGGCTCGCGCCATGACCGCACGCATCATCGCCATCATCGTCATCCTGTCCCTCATCGGCGGCGGGGTGATCTGGCTCACCAGCATCATTATCAAAGCCGAACGAGCCGAAACCCTCGGCAAGGCGATAGAACTCACCAGAGACGCCGACGAGCGCCTAGGCGTGGCCCGCAAGGCGACAGACGCCGACATATGTCGAGAGCTTGGGGGCAAAACCGTGGATGGGATATGCCAATGAGAATTTTCGCGCTACTCGCCATCTTCGCGTTCATATCCGCCGGGGCCGCTTGCCAGTCTGCGCCGGCGTCCGATCTATCCGGCTCGGGCTTCATCATGGAAACCCCGAACGCAGCCTCCCGGCAATTCATCATCGCCAATGATCGACCGTTTGCCGAACAGGTCGCGGTCAATCGGGCAACATGCTTGAAGCTTCCGGGCTGCAAGAAATAATCGAACCCATTCGCATCTCATGGAATTGCATCGCAGGGATAACGCAGAATGACTGATCGGACACCCGATATGGACAATCACGATTTGCGCGGACGCATAGTCAGTTTGGAACATGGCGCGGCGGCGAAGGAAACCAGATTGGTGGCTCTTGAGCTATGGACACGTCAACGCGATGTCTCCGACGCGCGCAGGGACGAACAGTTGTCCGGGATCAAGGAAGATTTGAAGACGATCAAGGTCAACATATCGTGGATCGTCAAACTCATCATCGGCGGCATGCTGCTCGGGGTGATTGCATTCATGATGGCTGGCGGGTTTAAAGTTCCATGACCGCCTGATCCTCCCTCAGACGGTTTTGCCCGCCTGGCTCTGTGAGGGGGCCCCGCTCAGAGGCGCGCCTGCCAGACGCAAGATGCGATCTTGGTCCTCAAGAGATACGTTGCTCCAGTGAACGACGAAAGGTTTTGGCGGCTCCATCGCCTTCAACTCGACAAGCTTCTGAATATAGGGCTCAGCCGCCTTCTGATATTCTCTTTGAAGATCGGCAATCCGGTCTCTGAGGTACTGCTCGTTGTCCATCTTCTCATCTCCATTTACCTGATTGAATCTACACGAAAATATGGTATTGTTCAATCTGCCGCCCGCTCTGGCGGAGAAAAATATAGCGCGCGTAGGTCCGAGCGCAGGCAGGACACAGTTTGAGCAAAAGTGGTGACGTGCGCACGGTAGCCATGATTAGCGGACGAGCCTTCGGACCAGTAACTCAGTCTACGAATAATTGTTATGCCCGCCCGAGCCATCCCAACCGACCCGGGTATTAATATTGAACGTCATACGCTTACTGCCGCATTCTTTGCAGCGAAGCCGCTTCGATAGATCGCCAGCCAGCGCGTCTAGGCATCTATCCCGCCATCCCGAACAATTGAAGCAGATGCATCACGACTGATGCAATCACCATGAGAACGGCTATGTAGATCATGGCGGTGGTGGTGCGGCTCATGCCTCAACATAATCAACCGGCATCAAGGCTGTCCAGTGTCGTGTTCGCGCCTATCAGAGAGGGGTGGCCGAGGTAGTCGCGTATCGCGCGGCCCAAATGTATCTGCCATGTTCCTAGGCTGATCTCTTCTTGTTCCCCTGTTCGGCTGTTGCGACCAAGACGGCCTCCCGCTACCACCGAATCTGCCGAAAAAGCCGAAAGTTCTGGGCCTGCAATCGCAGCAAGCCATCCTCTGATGTCATAGCGATACTCTTCGCGAGGGCCGCGCGGCTCAATGACCACAGCAGAGACTACGTCCCTGAATGCCTTGAAGGCTTCGGCTTGAATGTCATCGTTCTTATTTTGGATGGTGATCGCCAACTGCTCTATTTCATGTCGAAACCGCTCAACGGCCTTTGGCTTGATCTCTATCACCTTTGACGGCGGCGGTTCTAACGCAAGATCAGCCTTGAGCCCGTCGCGTTCCGCCCTCAGCCCCGGCATGATGGCAGCAACATCGTCATCCTCGATCTGCCCACGAGATATCTGATCGATGACACGGGCAATTCTCCGTTGAACATCGGCAAGGGCTGATTCCCTCGATGCCCGTCCATTCCGGCGCTCGCTGGCGATCCGCTGGCTTTCCCGTCTGTATTCCTCGACATAAGCGTCAATGACACTGGTATCTGCGAACATAAGCCTCAGACGTCCGATGACATCGCGCTCGATCTTCTCGATATAATAGCGACCTGCGTTGGTGCAGTCGCCCGATTCCCGATATCGGGAGCACATGACGCGCGGACCGGAGGTGTCAGCGCTCGTTGTCGTCAAGCTCCCACCGCAACTGGCGCAGCGAAGAATGCCGGTTAAAATCCGCTTTCGCTTCGGTGCCATCTGCCGGGACCCGCGCGCGCCATCCAGCTTTCTGTTTTGGGCTGCTTCGAACATCTCGTCAGGCACAATCCGAAGATCGGGAGTATCAATGATCTCATATTCACTGGGATCATTCTCGCGCGAAACGCGTCTGCCGGTAGATGGGTCTTTAATCATCCGCACCCGGTTCCATATCCGCTTACCCGCATAGAGCGGGTTTCTCAGGATGCCGTGGCCACGCTTTTCATTTCCATTGATCGTAGAGGCATTCCATTGCCGCCCACGTGGGGCAGGGATGCGGTCTCGGTTCAATAAGCCAGCGATAGCCCTCGGGCTCATCCCCTCGCTGTAGAGCGCAAATACGCGGCGAATTACATCTGCCTCAGCTTCAACGATGCGAAGCTCCCCTGTCTGCCCAGGGACAGGCTCATAGCCGTAGCTTTTGCCGCCGGCATTCTTGCCCGCGCGCACCAGACCGAGCATCCCGCGCTTGGTCTTCTTGGCACCTTCCTCACGCTGCATCTGGCCGATGACGCCATACATGCCGACTTGCACGGTATCTATCTGTCCACCGTTCGGGCAATTGATTTCCACGCCTCTGAATTTCAATGTCTTGTGGACATGGGCAAGATCAGCAATATCGCGTGAGATGCGGTCAGGGGCCTCGGCGATAAGGACATCAAAATCCCCGCGCTCCGCATGCTGCATAAGCGACGCCAGCCCCGGCCGTCCGAACATAGATGCTCCGGACTTCGCCCTGTCGGAATATTCCTCCACGACTTCCGCGCCAATCCGTCCTGCGTGTGATTTACAAAGCATAACCTGATCTTCAACCGATCGGTCGTTTTGCAGATCGGTCGAATATCGCGCGTATATTGCGGCCTTTTTCATTGCTTCCTCGCCGGCACTTTCAAATAATCGTTTTGATTGGCCGGTTCTGGCGAGGTGGCGTCAAGCCTCGCTCGTCGCCTTGCGAGAGCCTTGACAAACTCGATCAAGGGGTTCGGTTGGTCAACAGATCGGTTTTCCCCGCTATTCAGCTTATCCACAGGCGCGCTCAAGGCTTCACCCCCTCACGGGAGAGGGCGGAACGGCCAGATTCAGTGAGAGTGCACGAGGCGATTTGGCGTCCGCTAAACACGCGTTTACTTTCGCCCACAACCAAGAACCCCTTGTCAATCAAGGAAACGACGGTTCGTGCATTTGCCTGTGGGCCATCGCGACCGATGGTGAACCAATATCCAGCCCATACATCGAAGTATTGGAATATCCCAAGCGGGTTGCCGAGAGCCTCTTTTTGCTTTGCGGTAAGTTTGCCCATCCCTCACGCCTCCCCGATGTTGGAAAGAGCGGCGCGGGCCTCGAATGCATCATCAATGGATTTTTGCAGATACGCTGGAGCCATCGACATACTTTGGCGATTGCCATACCGGACGAGCGCTTGTTGCAGCCGCGCTATTTCGGCGCGCGCCTCCACCAGTTCGCTTGCCGTGGGCGTGGTGGCGCGGGTGTTCCAGCGGTCGATTGCGGTTTTGCTCGAATGGTCCCAATTCTTACCGGCAACTTCGGTGAAGCAACTAAAGCAGCGCACAATAGGGAAGGCCCGGTCCGCTGGATTGTAGGGATCGCTCCTCTTACACGACGGCGGGAGAACAAATTGCTTGTCGCCGCCGCAAAATGGACAACTAAGAAGTTCGGTCATTGCCGATCCTCCCTGAACAAGCGCCACGCTTCGGCGCAGGCATCAGGCCAAGTTCGACCCTTGACTATTTCGCGTGGAAGGCTCTCGCTAATCCCGTATGCGGCAGACAGTTCCGGGCATGTTGCGCCGCGCAATCTGGCGAGCGCAACTTCAACAGCCAACTCATAGGTTAGTTTGGCATTCCGCCTATTGCGAGCCTGGTCTATTGGGCTAGACCACCTGCAATTATCGGGCTCATAATTTCCGTCATTATCAATGCGATCAATAGTTTTCCCTTCGGGCCGATCCCCCATGTCCGCATAAAAATTCTCGAACGAAAGCCAGCGCTCGCAAACTGTTATGCCACGACCAGCGTGCTTCTTATCCGCATCGCGATCAAGATAACGGCATCGAGACAGCATCGATTGCCATGTGACGTAGGTGGTGCTTTGCATTCCATGGCGCGCGTGTCCGTGGAAACGATCTACGCTGACTTTAGCACGCAAAAGCTCACTCATCGGCCTTGTCCTTCTGTGTGAGGGCGCGGATGGCGGCATGTAACGCTCGATACATCGCCTCATTGCCTTCGCGAGGGCGTAGGTCAACTTCGTCATCATACTCTTTGAGGAAAACCGCCCAGACATGATCCGGCACGCGGTCCACCACCTCTGCCCTGCCATCGCATGGAGGGGTAGGACGATTATCCATGAATTCCGCCATAGCTATTTCTCTGCGCGCTTCGTGTTCGTCACTGAACATCCCAGCATCGACCATGCTGAGCGCCAAATCCTCAGCTTCCGGCTCGGGGCTCGCTACGGGCGGGGAGGTGTAGAGGTCGGATGTGGACGGTGCCAATCCGTGCTTGGCGAGCAGTTCGTGATAACTAGCGAGTAACGCAGCATCTTGCTTGGCATTGCGTAGAAGTCGATTGATTTCGTCCTCTACATCCCCGCCGAGAGCATGCAGTTTGTTCAAAGATTCGGTGAGCGCCGGTGATGCGCCTAACCTTTCGATTGTCTGCGCCATCTCATGAAACGAGTGGGCCAGAGCGTGGGTGTGTAGCCGCTTAAAGTCTACGGGTCCCTTTGCCGCCAGCGTCACCGGCTCAGCGGCTTGTGTGAGGGCGGCGGCAGTAAAGGCAGCCGTCATGGCCGGGATATGCGTTTCCCAAAGCTCAGAGCCGCCGCGCAGAACGCGGTAGGGATTTTCGCCGCGATGTTGCAAATACTCTTTGGTGGCGCGTTCCATCGCCTCGGTTATCTCATTCTGCATTGGTGGCCTCCTGGGTGGTGCGGGCGAGGGCGGAGCGGACCTGCGAGAGTAGAGTGTCTAATGTTACCCTACACGGGCCGCTGACAAATTCTCCACCGGCAGGATGTCCGAGCTCCTCCGCCACTTCTCGCCAAGCGCGCTCAGCAGTTGACATCAAAGCGCCGAATCCGATCCTAAGGCCAAGGCGCTTGACTTCATCGTGGTAAGCCGGGTCTGGGAATGGAGTATTCTCGGAAAGAGCTAAAACTTCTTCTGTTTCCTCAAGCGCGCAACGCAGCCTCGCATTCTCCGCCTTGAATGTGTCGGCGACAGCCTTCTCGACATCACGGCCGGCCTCGGCCTCTCGCCGCCTATTCCACTCTGCAACACGCTCCACCTCCAGCGCTTCAATCCTCGCGATGAATGCGGGATCGAGTGCGGATAGGATGCGGGTGGCGTAATCGGCTTGGGCGGCGGCTTTGGCTTCGCCTTCCGAAGTGTGGTGTCCGCCTACACCTCGGGTGAAACTGGCAGCAAGCCAGCACTTCCCAAGTTCATACCACCAGACGTGATATTCCAAACCTAGCGATGTCGCTTTGTTTTGCCTCCACTCCAACCCCACCACCACATCGCGCCCTATAGCGGCTACTGCCGCGCTGTCGGGGGTCATGGGTCTGTCCTCTTGGAAAAGCCGCGAGACTTCAGCGGTCGGGATGATTTCGGCCAAGCGCCCACATGCTTTGCGCGGACACGATCGGCCTTGCGAATGCCCCTGACATCGTCGGCGGTTTTGATTTTATGGCATGACTTGTGAGCGGGCTTGACGTTGTCGTCGGAATCGTCTCGGGTATATTCCCAGGGAATGACGTGTTCTAAATCCCAAGCCTCGCCAACCTGTATTTTCTGTTGGCAAAGGTAGCATCGGCCGGAATGAAGGTCGAAGATGCGGACGCGCTCTTTCCGGGAGAAGTGCTTGCGGGCCATCAGACCGTCTCCCTTTTCAGGGCAGACATCATCGTCTTGAAGTTCTGGCGCGATGCCTCATTTGCCCCTCGCTCGTGTCTGCGGCGGCACTCGGCTATCTTTCGCTTGTTCTCGGCAATGTCGGGGAAAACCTTGTGCGTCCGCCTGATAGCGGCCTTATGCCGGCGCGTTGCTTCTGATGTCTTCAGCCATTGAATGACACGGTCAAGGAATGACATCACGCTTTCTCCATATTTGAAGCACTGGCCGACACGGGGGATGCACCGGCTGACACGTTGGCAGCGGAAAGGGGGCGGCCGCTGCGGTTAGCCCGAGACGAGGACTCGGGATCGGTGAAGACGACGCCGCGCTCGGTGCCTTCCTTCAGGATGTATTCGATAAAATCGGTCATCTCGTCCTTGCCCAAGTCGGATGACGAAAGCTCAATAGGCAAAAATGACTTCAGATCGAGGCTGGGCAGGAATTCAATCTCGCGACCAAACCCGTGCAGGAAAATGGACTTCCATTGTTCTGGCTTGTATTTCCGCCCGCCATGAACCAACTGCTGCGAGACATCTGTCAGGAGCGCCCACATCAAATCATTCTGCGGAACAGTCCGCTTGGTTTCCTTGAACTCGATCCGGCTCCCGAATGGGACGCCTTGAGCCCAACGGCAGGCTTTCGCGCGGTCGTCATTGTCGTTGAGAATGATCAGGGCTCTGGTCATGGTCGTATCCTCAGAACGGGATGTCATCCGGATCGTCGTGGTCGATGGTCGGCGGTGGCCGGCGCGTCCCGCCTGAAGCGCTGCCGTAGTCGCCGCCGCTGCGGTCAGGAACGGAATCCCCGCTTGGACCGTCAAGCATGACCAGAGCGCCGCCGAATCCCTGCAACACGACCTCGGTGCTGTATCGGTCGTTGCCGGATTGATCCTGCCATTTGCGCGTTGCGAGCGAGCCCTCGATATAGAGCTTGCTGCCCTTCTTCACGTATGCTTCAACAACCTTGCAAAGGCCTTCGTTGAAAATCACGACGGAATGGAACTCGGCCTTCTCGCGGCGTTCGCCCGAATTCTTGTCCCTCCAACTCTCGTTTGTCGCTATGCGAAGGTTGGCGATCGGGCGACCGTCCTGAGTCCGGCGAAGCTCAGGATCAGCGCAAACGTTGCCAATCAAAAACACTTTGTTAACTGATCCCGACATAGCTGCTTCCTCTCGATATTGCGGTTACGGTGTGATAGTTGACCTTCATCGTTTCGGAGATGACGCGAGGTGATGCGCCTGCGGCTAACCTCCTCCTGATCTCCTGAACATGGTGCTCTTTGAGGTGCTTTCTACAGCCGCCAGCGCCGCGCCCCTTAAGGCTCATGTCCGCCATATTCTCGGCTCTTGTCGCCACGAAAAGATGGTCAGGGTTCACGCAGCATCGGTTATCGCAGCGATGACAAACGTCCATCCCCTCCGGTATCTCGCCGACAAATAGACGGAAGGAAACACGGTGGGCACCTTCCTGCTTTAATCCAGGCGAGTTGGCTTGTCCGTAGCCGTTCCCTTTGCCTGCGCCGATCCATTCCCAGCACGCGTCCGGGTCTAAACCGTGAGTGTCGGCCTTCATCAGGAACCGAGTATATTTGTTGATCGTGATGGACATTTACTGTTGCGCCTCACGTTTGCTCAACTCATCTTCGAAAGTGTCGAACTCGTTCCCGAGTGCATCGAGCCAAGCCCTCGGCCAGCGTTCGTCGCGTGCCTTGGCGCGATAATCGGCGCGAAGCTTCCCGAGCATGATGGTAGATTTGCAGTCGGCGAAATCGGAGCGCAGCTCTTCGATCAGGCGATCCCAAGCGTCCTTGCCGTTCTCGTCCCGCTTCTTCAGTGCGGCCGATGATTTTGACGGGGGAGCGGGCTTCTCTTGTTCCGGCCGGCGCGCGGCCGCTTCTCCGTCGTCGTCTTCGCCGCGTGAGGTAATGTTCAAAAGGGCGCAGGCTGTGTAGCGCTTACCATAGCTTGTCGATGATCCGACTGCTTGCACGGCATTCTTGCTCCCAGTGCTGTCGTGCGGGAGCGCCATCGTCGTTTCCTCGCTATGCCCTTCCCGGTGCGAAAGAATGCCTGTAACGGTGACCTTGCTGTCTGGCGCAATCCCCGTCTTGAACGAAAGCGCGAACCCGTGCGCCGACAGAACGGGCTTGATCGCCTCGTTGATGTCTTCCCAAAGGGCGTAGCCAGTCGACTGGATGACTTGCTTGGTCACCTTGTCTCGTACTACTATCTTCCCGTTCTCGGCGATTACCGGGAGATGCTGCTGCATCAAGGAAAGGTCTGCGGCGAACGCTGCCTTGGCGTTGCGCTCCATGATCCGCTCCTGCATCTGGAGCAGGCGTTCCATCTTATCGATATCGACGTTCGGGTTCATGGCCGCGCGTTCGATAACCTGGATGATAGCCGCACTTTCCGAGACGTGTGCTGGCACTGGAGCTTCGTTGACAGTTGCGACTTGCGTGTTCATGACTAAACCCTTTCGATTTGATGCGCGCGTTCAGCCCGAGCAAGCCCGACAGAAGCGGCGAAGATGAAAACGGGGATGAGTGCGGCCAGCACGAACAAGAGATGCTGACGGTTCATTTTGAGGAGGTGACGGCCCAATGTCGTCTCGGACGGCGGTATCCAGATCGTCGCCGAGCACTGGCGGTCACAGCTTTCGCCGGGGCAACCGCCAAAGACTCGCTGCCCGCATGTGGAGCGATCAAGCATGACGCATATCCTCCGCCAGCGCTTCTGCTGCGCAATCCCGCTGATATTCTGCGGCGTCGTTTGCTTCGCCAGACAGCCAGGACATGAAGTCCTCGCTCTCGGTGAATTCCTCAGCGATGAAGGACGGCAGATCGATCTCGACATTCACCGTTTCGTGCTTGCGGAAAAACCGGATGGTATAGATCTCGGGCTGCGGGAGTTCCTCGGGGCCATCGTTTGATGCCGGGTAATATTTGGTCATCGTGTAGGCGACGACCATCGAGATTTCGATCTCGGATCCGCACTCAAAGCCGGAAATGGATATGTCTTGGGCTGCGCGATAGGTGGTCATTTCACTCTCCTTCGCCCTTTGCGACTGGCGGGATAGACAGGTTGGGGGATCAGGCGGCGACTGGATTGGCGACGCGCGTCACATCCTCAACTTCCCAGTCTATTGTTCGGCCTATGATGCCCATATCCTTGATCGGGCCGTAGCCTTCGGTGAAGTCGTCCAGCATCTCGCGGGCTTGCAATTGCGCCAGATGTTTCACATGATCCTCGACATCGAAGAACGGAAAGAAGCTCTCGCGAAACTCCGCAAGAAACGCCTCATCGAATTTGGATTCATCCACTTCGACTTGGACTGTGAAAACTACATCCGCGACATATCTGGTCATTTCCGTTTCCTTCGTTGTTTGGTTCAAGCCGCCTCGGTCTCGCCGGCGTATTCCGCAGCCCATTCGTCCGCGTCATAGAGAGCGTCGTGGATGAGGTGAGGATCACGGAAGGAGCCTCGGATGGCCGCTTCTTCGCGCTCTGATCTGCCAAGCTTGAGCCCAGCGCATTCGACGGCAATCTCGCAAAGGCCTATGAGAAGCGCTGAGCAGATTTCCTGCGCGTCGAGCGCCATCTGCTTGGCGTCCTCGTAGCTCGCGATCTCATCTTCCTGGGAGCGTACCGAGGTGGTGATCCGGCGATTGCGAAGACCAGTGAGTTCTGCAATGGCCTTGTCTATTTCGTGCTGGTAGGGCTTGCTCATCGTCTTGTTCCCGGTGTGTTGGGCTGGGGTTATTTGCTCTGGAAGGGGTTCAAAAGCCGCCGCGCGCAAAGGGCTGAACGCCAGCAAATCGGTACGCTTCATCCTCGGAACCGGAATAATCCGGGGCCTGATCGCCGCCTTTGTTCGTGTCGCGGTAAAGGTGCGTGACGCCATTCTCGTTGTAGACGGCGTACTCGCACGTCATTCCGATGCGACCCTGAAACTGGCCCTTAAAGCGATTTGCCATCTCGATTGCCTGCGTCATGTCCGTCTCCGTTTTGACTGCCGGTGGGTATGTTCGAGGATCGCGCCCTCACCGCCGCTATGCGATCTGCTGCCTACATCGTGCCCTCCAGTGTGGTTGGGTCCGAACCAGCCTCCCTATCGGCGGCTGATGACCAATAATATGCATCCCATGCATTACCATGTCAACAGGAAAATGCATCTCATGAATATTAATTTGACGAAGGGCGAATCATCGGGCTATAAACGAGAAACCCCGCCGGGTTAGGGCGGGGCTTGATGTGGCGGTTCAGATTGCAAGAGCTTTCCGCCTAAGACATGCAACCGTTATAACATAACACGTTACATGTCAACAAAAGCTCCTCAACGAGTTCCGGCTCTGAAACCGGGGTAAACGTAAGGGTGAAGGTCGATCGGCCAAACTTTTATAGGGAAGGCATGAAGCAAGAGCGCGGTCTAAAGACGGACCGATCTGCCTCGCAAGGGTAGAATAAACGACGTAAGTGGTGAGACTGGACGCGAATGTCCTTTTGCCGGGAGCGCAGGCCCCTTAGAGCCGCCGTCACTGTACGGCATCAGCCTGGTCGATAATGCGCGGCTTTGCTTACAGCATATGTGTCTTGGAATATGACGGCTCTGATGTGAGATACCTCACCCTCCGTCTTAGTGATAACTATGCCATTAAACAAAAGTGTGCGTCACAACAACTTGTGACATGACAACTTAGTGAAACCTGATTAACTGTCCAAACACCACACGCGTATGAGTCTTGGGGAGAGAGTCGTGCAACGTAGGCATTTGATTATCGGGGTTCCCGCGATGTGGCTAGGGACAAAGGCTGCAGCATCACACAAACAGCGGGACCTAGACGAATTTTTGGCCGAACTGGCGAGGCTGCTCGAACAGAAGCACGGCGGCACGTGGGCGTGCAAATATGACCATGAGTTATTGATGATGAGGAAGATCTAAGAGCCTCGTTTCAGGGATAACGAGAACTCGATCGCCTTGAGAGCCGCGACCCGGTCATCCTCACTCATCTTCTTCACGAGCCCTACAAGGTCGATGACTTCGCCTTCCTTGTTCGGGTTGACCGAGAGAAGGCTTTCCTTGGAAATCCCGTAGGCTTCTTCCAGGGTTTCAAGATCATCCTGATCGTAGGGGGTAACGCCCCGCTCAATGCGGCTGAGCTTTGACTGCTTCCAACCCAGCCGGTTCACGGCAGTCTCTTGCGTGATGTCAAGCTTCACCCGCCACTCCTTGAAGAAGTGCTTATGCCGCTTCCGCTTTGGTTTATCCACAGGGGCCATGGCTAAACTTTACCAGCACACGTCAAAAAAAAGAACATCACGCCATAGAAATGATGCTTGACATGCATATTCATGACATGCATAATTCTCGCCATGACCCTCAAAGATTATCTCTCCTCACTGACCATCACGGACGCCGAGTTTGGCGAGAAGATTGGTGTGTCACAGTCCCAAGTAAGCCGGATCAAGAACGGCAAGACCTCGCCCTCTCTTGAGGTCATCGTAGCCATTGAGAAGATAACGAAGGGCAAGGTTCGGGCGGAAGACATCTTCGCCGTCGTCCAGAGCCAGTCCGAAGAGAAGGCTGAAGTAGCATGAGCGAGATACCGGAAGGCATCCGAGAACTGCTCGACAGGTATGACATGGGCATGCACCTGATTGGCGGCTGCGGCGATGGAAACTGCGTCATCGAGCGCCCGAAAGGCCAGCACACGAACGGCGGTTGCCGTTGCTACAGCGACAGACGTAAGGCGTCTAGGGCCATGGCCCGCGCCCACTTCTTCGCCGAGGAAATCCGAAAGGCGGTGGCGTGAATGTCTAGAAACCGAAATATTCAAGCCCTGCATGCTGGCATTAGTCGCCGCGACTGGAACGCCGTGGAGTCGGCAGCGAACGCACTTCGCGACGAACACGAGGCGATGACACGAATCCTCGCGGGAACCGATGTCGGCAGCCTTCCCAATGACATGACGCTCAGTGAAATGGCGCAGTCGAGAATGAAGGATTTTGGCAAGCCCGTAGCATGGATATCGCTCGCTAGATGGGAGCGCATGACCAACGCAGAACCGTGGCTGACGAACACCGTGTATTCCGAAGACCAGAGCGCGTCGTTTGCATGTGTTCCTCTCTTTGCTGGCGCTCATTCCAAAGCCCTTGATGAACTAGGAGAGTTAGACGGGCAACTGCTCGCCTCCGAACCGTCCGAGAAAGTGGTGTCAGCATGAGCGAGATACCGGAAGACATCAAAGCCGCTGCCCGCGCTGTGCTTGAATTTGGCATTATGGAGACGGTCGAAATCAAGGGTGTTCAGCCCCTCCTGCGCAACATCGAACGCGCAATAATGCGAGAACGCGAATGCTGCGCTCAGATAGCTGAGACGGCCATCCCTAATGGGAAATTGAAGACGCAAGGCGTTGCTCACACGGCGGGGCATTTCTTGGCAGCGGCTATCCGGCGTCATATTTCCCAAGCCCCTTCTCCCAACACCCCCACACCAGAGCGAGTGAAGAGATGAGCGAACTCCGGGTTCTCGTCGCATGTGAATATTCCGGCCGCGTCCGTGAAGCTTTCCGTCGTCTCGGTCATGACGCCTGGTCGTGCGATCTGCTTCCGAGCGAAGACGACAGCCCCTTCCACATCATCGGCGATGTCCTGGATTTGTTGGATTTGCGCTGGGATCTGATTATTGCTCACCCTCCATGCACTGATCTGGCGGTATCCGGCGCTCGCCATTTCCCCGAGAAGATCGCGGACGGAAGGCAGGGCAGGGCGCTCGATTTCGTTCGCCAGCTGATGGACGCGCCAATTCCGTTCATAGCTCTCGAAAACCCGATCAGCATCATTTCCTCGAAGATCAGGAAGCCTGACCAGATCATTCAACCCTGGCAGTTCGGCCACGGCGAAACCAAGGCAACGTGCCTGTGGCTCAAGGGCCTTCCGAAACTCGTCCCGACCGACATCGTGGAAGGACGCGAAAACCGTGTCCATAGAATGCCTCCCGGCCCCAACCGTTGGAAAGAACGCAGCCGCACCTATCAGGGCATAGCAGATGCCATGGCGCTCCAGTGGTCGCCCTGGATTGAACAGCAGATGAGGAGCGCAGCCTGACATGACCCATCCCACTCCCCACAACTCCACCATCCTCTCCCTCATCAAGGGCATTCGCATCCTGTCCTTCAACGGGAAGGAAATCACCAGGATTGAGAAGAAGGGGAGGGCGAAGCCATGAGCTGGATTCAGAAAGCAAAGATCGGCGACAAGGTGGTGTGCGAGAAGGTTGACCCGGTGCTTGGGACGAGCTGGCACGCTTCTGAGCGATTGCAGGCTGGCAAGGTCTACACGATTGCGAGCATATGGCTTTGCGAAAACAGAGTAGTTTTTGATTTTGATGAGCAAAAGCGCTCCGATGAGGCGTGCGCCTTTTACGGCATGAAGCTCGGGTACGGTGCTTGGCGCTTCCGTCCCGTCCAGCCCCGTAAGTCCGACATTTCCATTTTCACCGATATGCTCAAGGCCGTCGACCAGCCCGTCAAAGAGGAGGCCTGATCCATGATCACTGCCCTTTTCATAAGCCTCGGATGCTTTGGAATTGTCTGTGCATTCACTGCCTGGACGATGTGCGCCGTGGCTGGTCGATACGACGATGACACGTATGGGGCTGGAGAAGGCGCGTTCCCGGCAGATCGTTTCGAGGAGAGCAACTGAGATGAGTTTTGCACTTTGCATCATGGCTGGCTTTCTTGCTGCAAACTTTACTCACGGCAAAGCGCTCGATTTGAGCGAAGCGCCTTACGCGGCCAGTTTCCTTGGAGCGGCCCTCTGCCTCGTCGGCGCTGGGGTGCTCAAGATCAACGGATTTTAGGTGGCCTCTCCATCGCCTTCGCTGCGCACCGGAGAATGACCACAAGACTAATCTCCCCGATAGATCGCTCAGTAGCGGCGGCATCATCGAAATCTACCGGGGAGTAGAAGGAAGCAGGATCGAGACATACGCGAGGACTCCGTGCCTCTCCTGCTTCCGAAACTGAATGAGACTTAAGCATTGGAAACCTCGAAATGAAAATTAGTGACAACATCTGCATCGCACCAGAATGCGGTCGTCGGGCGAAGACGAAAGAAATGTGTCAGGCGCATTACCAGCGCGTGAAGCGCGGCCACCCTGATCCTTTCGGGACGATAGGCCGTCCGAATGATCACATCCGTGCGAAGCCGAAGATTAACTACAATGGGCTTGTTGATGAGTGGCTGAGGTTGAACTCCGCCGAGTGCATAATCTGGCCCTTCTATCGCGGTCAGAGGGGATACGGGAAAGTTACGGTTGACAGGGTTTGTCATACCGCAAGCCGGTTTGTTTGCATGCGAGTGCATGGCGAAGCCCCTGGGCCAAATTACGAAGCGGCACACGAATGCGGCAACGGGCACGTCGGATGCGTCAACCCAAAACATATCGTCTGGAAGACGCGGGTAATGAACGCCCACGATAGGAAGATTCATAGTTTGCTGCCTGACCGTCCTCAGCGCCTCAAAAAAGGGGCAACTAAGAATCGAGTTCTTGAGGTTGAAGAAGTCCTTTCCATAAAGGCACGGCTTGCGTCGGATACCTTCGATGAAATTGCGTCGAGTTTTAATGTCCCCCGAGAGACGATCTGGAGGATCGCCAAGGGGCGCACATTTGGATCGGTAGGCGCGGCTTAGGTTTGGAGACCGCCGCGCTGCCAATGACTGAAAATACAAGGTGTCTGGTTTGGGCGCCTTCCTACCGGCCCGGTTGCGATGGAACCAACATCGCACGATGGAGCCGCAAGATGGTGCAGATCAACAACAAGAGCTTGCGTAAGTGGAGCAAGGGAAAAATGGACGACGTTCTGGAAGCACAAGAACTATTCAAGGCGGCGTTTCCGCGCTGGCGATATTCCAGCGTCAAGGAAATGATCAACGATGGATACCGCGTTCTTTCGAGGGCCGTATCCAAGGAATTTACGCATCGCCGCGTCGAGACGATCTGGCAGGGCACCGCTCGCCGGATCGACGGCCAGGAAAAGGATGCATTGAGGCTTGCTGTAATCGAGGAAGACCGCCGTGAACAAAAAGAACTACGTGCCCGCCTGGCTGCGCTGGATGAGCGGCTTGCCGCTGTCGATCAGGAGTTCGATGGCGCGGCGCTGGCGTCGTCTCGCGAGGCGACACGCCGACAAGGCCCACACGCTCGCTGACAGAGCGGATTTTATTGAACCCGAGGCAAAGGACGAAGCGGATGAATAACCTTTCATGGATGATCTATGCGGCGGAGATATGCGGTCGCATAAACGATTCTTTCGGGTTCATGGCTTTCATGTCCCTTGTTTTCTCGGTGGTCCTGATCCCAGCGACATACTTTATGGTGGGTGATGAAGTGATGTCACTGACTGTCGCTGAGAAGATCCGGAAAATCTGGATACTCCCGGCCATACTCGGGCCAATCGCTATTCTTACGCCATCCTCAAACATGATCTACATGATCGCCGCATCCGAGGCTGGCGAAACCATCGTCACGAGCCCAGAGGCCCGTGAAGTCTTCAACGACCTCAAGACGATCATCAAGAACAAGCTCAAAGAGCAACTCCCCAAGTCTTGAACCCCCATTGGCGACGGAACCCCTCCCGACCGTCGCTGATAAGCCCCGAGCCTTCCTCCTCCCAGGCTCGGGGCACCGCAAACAAAGAACGGACGACATGACAGAACCATACAAGCGCAAGGAAACGATCGGGGATTGCACGCTGTACCTCGGAGACGCGATGCAGATCATGCCGACGCTGCCTAAGTCGGATCTCGTCATCAGTGATGTGCCATACGCCCTGACCTCCGGCGGGATCGCCAAAGGCGAAGGCACCATGTCGGGTATTTTCGCGGCAGAGAATTATTCCAACAATGGGCAGATGGTTTCGGCGACCGTACCTTTCCCCGCCATGATGCAGGTGATCCATGACGCGCTTGTCGAGCACGCCGATTGCTACGTGATGGCCAACGACAAGAACGTGACGCCGCTCGACAATGCAGCGCGGGCGGCTGGTTTCAGCCTTCATAATCTGCTCGTCTGGGACAAGGTCAGCCCGACCGCGAACCGCTGGTACATGAAGAACGTGGAATTCTCGCTGTACCTTTGGAAAGGCCGCGCCCGCACCATCAACAATCCAAGCTCCAAGCAACTCATTCGCGGCGGCATCGACAAGGTCACCGGCCATCCGACTGAGAAGCCGGTGTTCGTTATGGCCGAGTATATCCTTAATTCGTCGCAGCCTGGAGACATGGTGCTCGATCCTTTCGCTGGCAGCGGCACGACCGGAGTCGCGGCAATCCAAACTGGACGGCGATTCACCGGCATTGAGATCGATGAAGGCTATTTTGAGATCGCCTGCGCCCGCCTGAGGCAGGCCATTACGCATCCTGACATGTTTGCCGCTCGCCAGTCTGAACCATCACAGGAGGCGTTCATTTGATCCGCTACCAACTCCCATACCCGCCTTCAGGCTGGGACTTATACAACGGCTGGGGGTCAACTCGTCGTCTGTCGCCAGTCTACAAGAAATGGCGCAATGACGCTGGCTATTTCATCAAGGCGCCAGCCAAGCCGATCGACGTTCCATTTTCCATCAGCATAGCACTACGCCGGCAGAACATCCGCCAGGATATCGACAACCGTTCGAAGGCAATTCTCGACGCGCTCCAGCACTACGGGGTGATCAAGAACGACAACCTTTGCGAACGCTTGTCCATGCACTGGGATTCCGAACTCCCGGCAGATTGCGTCGTCATCATTCAGTGTGCCGAGGAGGCTTTAGCCGCATGACACGAGAAGAAGCATTTGAAGCATTCTGGAAATGCTACCCACGCCGCATTTCCAAAGGCACAGCAAAGAAGGCCTTCGACAAGGCAATCAAGAAAACCGATCTCGACAACATGCTCAAGGCGATCACGACCTATGTCGCCAAGAAGCCTGAGAAGATCGATTTCAAGCATCCTGCGACATGGCTCAACGGCGAGTGCTGGGATGATGAATGGGAGCCTCAACAGCCCAAAGCCCCGCCATTCCCAAGCCGCGCTCAGAATTTCCAGACCCGTGAAGAATATCTGCGTGCCGAGCTGGCGCGTGCCGAGCGGAGTTTCTCGCGATGATGACGGAAGCACAGCGCCAGCACCGGGAGTATAGCGTCATACGCGAGCGCCTGTGGAAACCTCGCCCCATCGCAGAGCAGCCGAAGCCCGTGGTGCGTTACATCACTCCACCAAAGCCCAAGGTGATCGAACGGAAGCCGCCAGCATTGGTATGGGTCAGGCAGTATAACGCTCACGTCATCTCCTATCGCCGATGGAAATTGGCGGAGGAACTCGGCTGTGAATATGTCGAGCAGGACGATAAGCCCAAAGTCGAGGAAATCATACTGGCGGTCCTCGCCGATTTCCCCGGCGTTACGATCGATGAGGTGAAGGGGCCACGCCGATCAAAGCGCATCGTCCGTCCACGCCAAATCGCCATGTATGAGGTCTACCGCCAGCGCCCCGATCTTTCCTATCCCACGATAGGACGGATGTTCGGCGGACGCGATCACACGACTTGTCTCCATGCCGTTCGCAAGATGACAGCGGAATTTGGACCACCAAGGATATCCCTGATCTCGTGCCCGAGGAGTGTGTGATGAAGCGTAGAGGATTTCTCGGATTGCTTGGCGGCGCTGCTGTAGCAGGACCGAAAGTCGCTGCGGATGTTGGTCAATCACTCACGAGCAGAGCACTAGGGCAGCAAGGCTTGGCCAGTTACGGATGGAAAGCTTACAGCGGGTATGACACGACCACTGCAGAAGACCCCGGCGACTGGCGCCCGTCTCGTATTGCCGAGATCAAGAAAATGCTGCTTGGCGTCGATAGTGAGGATGACAAGCGCGATTTCTATGAGAAGGCCAATCTTCGCAACATGACCGCCGAAAAGGATATCATGGCGCTGCACTCCGTGTCCAACACTTCGAAGATCCGCATGTTCTCGGCGAAGCAGCGGAAGTTCCAGCGCGAACAACAACGCCGGTCACTCCTTGATGAGTTGTTCAACCTTGAGGGGTCCGCATGACCAAAGCCACAAAAGCCCGCACCAAGGCGCAGCGCCGATACAGCAAGGCTGGCAGGCCACGTAAGCAAGGCGAGCGATACCCAAGCGGCGACATCAAGCGCAGCGAAACAGAACGAGAGGTCAAGAGCGTGGCAATAGCGGCGGCAATGCGTATTCACGGCATCGAGACGGATGGCAAGGACGGGCTTCACGCCTACACCCTCGGGCGGATGTTCATTGACCACAAGATCACCCGCCCAGAGCTTGAGGCCGGGAATTGGTATGCTGAACAGATCGAGCGCTACTATCGCGCCACCGGCCGGCAATCGCCTAATCCACGCGCTCAGGATTTGCTCGCAGTCAGGGGCTCGGACGGAGATGTCACGGAAAGCGCACAGGATCGAGCCCGTCGCGCCTCAAACATGTTCATGCGGCTAGAAACAACGCTCGGCAAGGTCGGCAACGGTGTACGATCGACAGTCTGGAACGTCTGCATTGCTGATGTCGAGGGATTGCGCATGATGCACGGCAGCCAACTGGCGATGCTCAAGCGCGGATTGCAGGCCCTGATGTTTGCGAGGGGAGTGGAGTGATGTTCGAAGAATTGGTAAGCATGGCGAACGCAAACATGCAGAGGATGATTGATAGGATGCCAGTGGATGGAAGTATGAAGCATCTCAGCAAACAAGAGGTGGTTTTCCAGAGCACCAGCCTGTATGGCGACAACGATCTGCCGAGCGGTCGCCTCGTGGATTCGATAGCGTTCCTTCAAGAGATATTGGCAAAAATCCCTGAAGAGTATCGCGCCGAGGCGGTATTTGAGATTGAAGGCGAATCTGACGGCTATGGAGCCAATTGGGCTGAGGCGCGGGTCTACTACATGAGGGCAGAGACTGACGCCGAACGGGATGATCGTCTAAAAAAAGCCGTTCGCCAAGCTACGGAACGCGCTGCGGATGAGCGCGCAGAATATGAACGTTTGAAGGCAAGATACGGCCCTTGACCGTTAACCCAAATCAGGTTAATTGTGTTGGGAAATTACATGATGCCGATGTGCATTTGAAGAGGCTCGTAGCTTAACCGCTGCGGGCCTTTCTCCATTCCACCACTCCCAAGCCGAAAGGTGAATAACGATGGCAGTAACAGCCAAGGACAATGAGCGTTCGGGCTTGAGCATGCTTGAGCCAAGTGGTGACGGGGTGGTCCTCACCAAATCCGACACGGATGAACTCGTCACCAAAACCCGCGCACTGTATGTTGGTGGGACTGGCGATCTCAATGTGGTCATGAACAGCGGGCGCACAGTTCTATTCTCGGCTGTGCCAGCAGGGACAGTTCTGCCCATCCAGATCAAGCAGCTTCTGTCCACCAGCACGACAGCAACCCTGGTCGTCGCGCTTCTCTAATCAATGACCCGCGCACCAAACCCGTGAAAGGGAGTGCTGCACATGGCCAAAGAGCCTAAAGTAGGCGAAAATAGGGGCAACGCCGGCAAAGGGCGCCCTAAAGGATCGCCAAACAAAACCACAGCTATGCTGAAGGACGCAATCCTCAAAGCGGCGACTGATGCTCATGTGGATGGTATGGTGGGCTACCTGACGCAGCAGGCAACAGCAAACCCTGTCGCGTTCATGAGCCTGCTTGGGAAAGTCCTGCCGATGCAGATAGCGGGCGATCCTGACAACCCGCTTCGCAACATCACGACAATCGAGCTTGTAGGCCCGCGTGGCGTCAGCTCAGATTGAGCTTCCTCCAAAGCTAATCCCGGTCTTTACGGGTGAAGCTGATGTAAGGGGAGCATACGGCGGTCGCGGTTCTGGCAAGTCAAGGTCATTTGCAAAGATGACCGCTGTCAGGGCCTACATGTGGGGCAAGGCTGGCAGACGAGGGATTATCCTTTGCGCTCGCCAGTTCATGAACTCGCTGGCCGATTCATCGCTTGAGGAAATCAAGGCGGCTATCAATTCAGAGCCGTGGCTCGCTGCATATTTCGAGATCGGCGAGAAGTTCATCCGCACGATTGATGGCAATATCAACTACGCATTCACCGGCCTTGATCGGAACATCAACAGCGTCAAGGGCAAAAGCCGCGTTCTCCTGTGTTGGGTTGATGAAGCCGAGCCGGTGACGGACGAAGCCTGGATAAAGCTGGACCCCACACTTCGCGAGGACGATTCAGAGCTTTGGGTAACATGGAACCCGGAGCGCAAGGGCAGCTCGACAGACAAGCGCTACAGGAACACGAAAAACCCACGCGCCAAGATCATCGAATTGAACTGGCGAGACAATCCATGGTTCCCAGCCATTCTTGACCGCAAGCGGCTCAACACGATGGAAGAGCAGCCCGAGCAATACGAGCACATCTGGGAAGGCGACTACAAGATGGTCGTTGAGGGCGCTTACTTCGCCAAGCATCTGATTGCCGCCAAGGCAGAGAAGCGCATCGGGTTTGTGCCGGTCGATCCATTGATGACGATCCGGCTGATTGCTGACATCGGCGGCACCGGGGCCAAGGCGGATAACTTCGTCTTCTGGGCCGCTCAGTTCGTCGGCAAGGAGATCAGGTGGCTAAATCACTATGAGGTCCAAGGCCAGCCAATTGATGCGCATTTGGCGTGGTGCCGTGAGAGTAAATACGTTCCTGGGCGCGCGCAAATATGGCTCCCGCACGACGGCGAGACACATGATCGCGTATTCGACGTTTCCTATGAGAGCGCATTCCGCGCGGCTGGCTATTCCGTAACCGTAGTGCCTAACCAGGGCAAGGGAGCCGCTTCCTCGCGTGTAGAGGCGGCTCGCAGGCTGTTCCCGCGCATGTGGTTCAATGAAGCCACCACGCAGGGCGGTCGAGACGCTCTCGGTTTCTATCACGAGAAAATAGACGAGGTGCGGGGCATTGGCCTCGGGCCGGATCATGATTGGGCATCGCACAGCGCAGATGCCTTTGGCCTCGGGGCAATCATCTACCAAGAGCCGAGCGAACGAAAGCCAGACCCGCGTAACGCGGTCGTGGGCGGATGGATGGGTTAATGGTCGAAGATGACAAGACGGAAGACTCTGACGACATCCTTCGTCGTGGCAAGGAAGCCTTTTCCCGTTGTGATGACGCGGAAGAGGAAAACCGTGCCCGCGCATTGGAGGATATCAAGTTCGCCCGTCTCGGCGAGCAATGGCCAGAGGCTATCGAGAAGCAGCGCAAGCTTGAGCATCGCCCGTGCCTGACCATCAACAAGATGCCGGCATTCATTCGCCAGGTCGTCAACGATGCGCGCCAGAACAAGCCACAGATCAAGGTCCATCCCGTCGATAGCAACGGCGACCCGAAGACGGCCAAGGTCATTGATGGTCTGATCAGGAACATCGAATACACATCAAATGCGGATGTTGCCTATGACACGGCCATTGAGGCGAGCGTGTCGGGCGGCTTTGGCTATTGGCGCATTGGCATGGACTACGCCTTCGATGACACGTTCGACATGGATCTCACCATCGAGCGTGTAGCCAACCAGTTCTCGGTCTATGGCGACCCTGACAGCATGGCGGCGGATTCCTCGGATTGGAATGTTGCATTCATCATCGATCGCGTGCCGAGGGAAGAATACAAGCGCAAATACAAGTCCAAGAAGAACGCCGACGGCGGTGATTGCGACGTAGATTTTGACAGCAGCGCATGGACGCAGGCCGAGAAGTGGCTCGATGATGACAACGTGCTGTTGGCAGAATGGTGGCAGCGCGAAGAGGTAGAGCGGGTCATCTACAAGCTGTCCGATGGGCAGACGGTCGAAGAGATCACTCCTGAAGCACAGGCCATGATTGACGCCGGGTTGCTTGAGATAGCCGACCAGCGCAAGGCAAAATCACACAAGGTCACGCAGACCATCATGAGCGGCGCAGACGTGCTTGAGGTCAGAGAATGGCCCGGCAAGTACATTCCGATCGTCCCTGTCTATGGTGATGAGGTCGTTGTCGAGGGCAAGCGCTACTTCATAAGCCTGATCCACAATGCTCTTGACGCGCAGAGGATGTATAATTTCTGGCGCACCTCGGCGACTGAGCTTGTCGCGCTTGCGCCGCGCGTTCCATGGATTGGCCGCAAAGGCACGTTTGATAGTGATGCCGATCGTTGGGCGACTGCCAACGCCAAGAGCCATTCATATCTTGAGTATGACGGGGAAATGCCGCAGCGAATCCCGCTTGATAGTGGGCCGGCGGCTGGATCGCTACAGGAAGCATTGAACGCCTCGGACGACATGAAGGCCATCATCGGCCTCTATGACGCTTCGTTGGGCGCTCGGTCGAATGAAACCAGCGGTGTGGCCATCAATGCGCGGCAGCGTGAAGGCGATGTAGCCACTTTTCATTTCATCGACAACCTGACCCGCGCCATTCGCCATACCGGGCGCATCCTGATTGATCTCATTCCCAAGGTCTACACGAACGAGCGCGTAATTCGTGTGGTTGGTGAGGATGGGAAGCAGGAGACGCAGCCGGTCAACCAGCCGGTCGAGGAGATGGACGAAGACGGCCAGCCGATGCAGCAGCCGATGATGGGCCCCGATGGTCAGCCCGTCATGGGGCAGGATGGCAATCCGATGATGGAGGCCATCATGGGCATGCGCGATCTGACGGCGGGCAAGTACGACCTGACTGTCACGAGTGGACCAAGTTTCACGACACGCCGCGAAGAAGCCGCGATGCAGATCACCGAGGTTATTCGGGCTTTCCCGCAGGGTGCATCGGTCCTTGCGCCGTTGCTGGCGAAGAACTCGGATTGGCCCGGCGCCGACGAGATCGAGCGCGAACTGAAGAAGCTGACCGAGGGCAATATCTCCCCGGAAATCCAAAAGCAGATTGAGCAGGGCAAGCAGGAACTGGAGCGGCTCACGGCCGAAAACCAGCAACTGAAAATGGATCAGTCAGCCGAGCAGGCAAAGCTCCAGGCGCAGACACAAGCCAAGATGGCCGAGATTGCAGCCAAGGCTCAGGCCGACAAGGCGGCCGCCGATCAGGAATATGCGCTGGAAATCCGCAAGCAGGACCAGCAGTTCAAATTGAAGATGCGCGAAATCGAACTCAACACGCTCATCAAGGCAAAACAACACGACGATTCGGCAGAGATTGCCGCCTACAGCGCCAAGCACAAGGCAGCGCAGCAGGAATCCCAGAGCCAGGGTTAAGGCTCACCTCCCGTAATTCACCAACCCGCAAGGAGTGAATCGTCATGGATCTTGACGAATTGAATACGCTTGACCTCGGATCGGAGACCCCGACAACCGAACAGAGCAAGGAATCCCCTTCGAACGAGACTGAAATCGAGGTTGAGGACGAAGGCAGTCAAGACCCGGACGTAGAAACGGAAGGCGAAGAAAAGCCGGAAGACGATGGCCAGGACGACCCGTGGAAGGGTTATGTCGAGGTCGAAATCGACGGCAAGATGTACCGCGTTCCAGAGGAAGTCAAAGACGGCTATCTCAGGACCGGCGATTACACCCGCAAGACGCAGGAAGCTGCCGAAATGCGGCGTGCTCTCGAAAGCCAGAAGGCTGAAATCGAGAAGATGCGGGAAGTTAGCTCGGAAGAGTTACAGGCCCGCTCTGCCAAGATGGGCATTGAATCCCAGCTTCAGCAGTATGAAAACGCCGACTGGTCCGCAGAATACGAAAAGGACCCGTTTGGCACGCAGCAACACTTCATGCGCTTCCAGCAGATGAAGGACGCGCAAGCGAAGATCGACCAACTCATTGACCACGCGCAGAAGACGAGGACTGAGACAGCGGAGCGTGACTACGCCAACCGCGTTCAGGAAACCAAGAAATTTGCACAGGCCAATCTGAAGGGCTGGACACCGGAACTAGATACGAAACTTGAGACGTTCGTCGTCAAGGAGCTTGGCTTTTCTCACGATGAGCTGAAGCCTCTTATGAACCCGAAGGTCTACAAGGCGCTCTATCTGGCGCACCTCGGTCAGCAGACCCTTTCCAAGCAATCAGCGCCTCTCAAGCCATCAGCACCTCCTCCCAAGCCTCTTACCACTGTCGTCGCCAAGGGCGGCACGGTGCGCAAGACGCCTGCGACGATGTCTGTGGCCGAGATGGACGCTTACCTCAACAAGCGATCATAAGGAGCCATTTCCATGGCTAATACGACCCTTACCGCGAGCGTCATTGCGAAAGCAGCGGTCGCGATCCTCGACAATGAACTCGTCATGGCCAAGAAGGTCTTTCGGGGCTACGAAGAGGACATTTCCAAGAAGGTGAATGGGTATACGGTGGGTGACACCCTGTCCATTCGCAAGCCCACTGACTATGAAGTCCGCGACGGCGCCATTATGGATGCCCAGAACGTGACCGAAGGCAAGACGACCATCACGGTCGATCAGCGCAAGGGCATCGACTTCAAGTTCACCTCCCAGGAGTTGACCCTGAACATCAAGGATCTTGCCGAACGGGCCATCCGCCCGGCGATGATCAAACTCGCCAATCAGGTCGATGTGAGCATGCACTCACTCTACCGGAAGGTTCCGAACTGGGTCGGCACGCCCGGCAATCTTATCAACTCGTTTTCGGACTTCGCTTTGGGTCCGCAGCGTCTTGATGAGGGCGCGGTTCCCCAGGATGGCCGCACCGGCGTTCTTTGCCCGGCCGACCATTGGGCGCTCGTCGGCTCCCAGACCAACTTGTACAACGATACCATCAACAAGCCGTCGTACCGCAAGGGCAATACCGGCATGGTGGCTGGCGTCGATCTGTACATGACCCAGAACGTCGCCACGCATACGACCGGCTCGCGCTCCGGTTCGATCCTGGTTGACCTGTCGATCACCTCGACAACGATCACCTATGCGGATGTCAAGGACACCAACGTCCAGACCATCCACATCGATGCTCTCGGCGGCGCCACCCAGACCATCACGGCTGGCGACGTGTTCACCATCGACGGCGTCTATGACGTGAACCCGGTAACGAAGGCCCCGCTCTCGTTCCTCAAGATGTTCACCGTCACTGCCGATGCCGTCGGCGTTGGCTCTGAGTGTGATCTGATCATCTCGCCGGCAATGATCTGGACTGGCGCGTTCAAGAACGTCGATGTCCAGGGTGTCACGGACCTGAACAACCAGCCGGTGACCTTCATCGGGACCGCGTCCACCAACTATCGCCAGAACATGATCTTCACGGAAAAGGCGTTCGCGCTGATCTCCGTGCCGCTCGTGTCGCCTCCGGGTGCTGTCGATGTCGGCCGCGAGACCTACAAGGGAACCTCGGTTCGCGTCATTCCCGTCTATGACGGTGTGAGCGACGAAAGCGCATGGCGTCTGGATATCCTGTACGGCATGAACGCGATCGACCCCCGCCAGGCCGTCCGTATTTCCGGCACGCCGTAACCTCAAGGAGAAGAGAAAATGGCTATCAAACAGCTTTCCGATGGCGGCACAGACGGTACTCGTCTCGGCCAGAATGCGTCGGACAAGATCGCCTTCCACGGCGCTACCCCGGCCATCAAGGCAACATGCACGCTGTCCGCAGCGCTGACGGCTGCCACGACGACCGCAGCAAACGTCGCCGCAGCTTTTGCCGAACTCTACGCCGCCCTCGCGGCAAAGGGTATTGTCGGCTGATGCTGATATGCGTGGGCATCCCGACAATCGACGGGAAGCCCTGCGTTCAAACTGTGGACTCCCTGCTTGCCGAGCAATTCCTCGGATATGAGCAGGGGGTTCATTTCCTCGTCATCTGGGAAGTGGGTTGCTCTCTTATAGGGGTGGCCCGCAACAAGATTGCCCGGAAGTTCCTCGATATACCTGGCGCTAACTGCCTCGTGTTCGTGGACAGCGATATCTCATGGACTGGTGGGGAATTGGCTAGGCTTGCCCAACAACCTCATGACGTGATCGGCGGCACCTATCGAGCCAAGCGTGAGGATGATTGGTGGCATGTCAGGGGTGCGCCTGAGAAGCGCGGCGACTTGTACAAGGTTGATGGCCTTCCCGGAGGGTTCCTCAAGATAACGCGTCATGCTTTCGAGACGATCGACGCTGAACCTTACCTTGATGCGGGTGACAAGCCGATGCGGGATTATTTCCCGACTGGCATGCACAACGGGCAGATATTTGGCGAGGACTACGGCTTCTGCCGGCTCTGGGCCGAGGCTGGGGGCGAAATCCTCCTCGATCCATCCATCATACTGCGCCACCACGACGGGCTACGCGCCTATTCCGGTGACCCCAAAAAATATCTGGAGGCTCTGTGATGGCGATCACCACCTATTCCCAACTCAAGACCCGCGCGCTGGACTGGATGGAGCGCAACAATATCGATGACGCTGACACTTCGGAGTGGGTAGCGCTCGCTGAGGCGAGGCTGAATCGCCTGCTCAAGGTGGTTGAGACCGAAGCCGCACTAACCGGCACATCCGGCAACAGGACCGTCAGCATCTCCGCCCTGAGCATGGTTGAGCCAATGGCTCTCAAGCTTGTCGAGACCAATGGAAGCGAGAGGGAAGTCATTCCCAAGCCTTACGGGGTGATCAACTACCTTGATCTGACTGCGTGCCCGTCCTTCTACGAGATCAGCGGCACGAATATCAAATTCGATACGATGCTTGATCAGGCCTATGCGCTGCGCTTCATCTACATGGGCCGGTTTGCGCTTTCCGATGTCGCGCCGACCAACAAGCTGCTGACCGAGCATCCAGACGTATATCTCGCCGCGACGATCATGTGGGGCGGGCTGTTTACCGAGGATGACCCTAAAATCAGCAAATGGAAATCCCTGCTTGATGAGGCAATGCCGGAGGTGCAGCATACATTTGCGCAGGCCAAGCGCACCGAGTTGACGGTCGATCCGATGTTTACCGCGGCCTCGCGTCGTGGCCTTCAGTATTGGCCGCTCTATCCATGACCACGGTCCCGGCCGCGCTCTTCGAGCCCGACAAAAGCCGCTACAACGCCTCGGCAACAGACGACATCCTGAACGTGGTTCCGCAGGCTGATGGCTATGGCCCGCTTCCCTCGCTCAAGCCGTTCGTGCCGGCGTTCGAAGTGCTGTCCTCGGATGGCGTGACCGATGTGTTCGGTGGTGGTGGCGATATCATCCTCGTGGTGGGACCGGGCGGCGCTGACCTGTCCGGCGAAGTGGCGCTGCCGGGCACAAGAGGCGGGATATTCGTCCGGTTGACCGATGGCACCACGGCGCTATTTGTCGGCACGGAAACCGGACTCTACAAGTTCAATTCGGCCGATTACACATGGGAAGATGTCTCCGGCCCCTCCGCTCCGTATAGCGTTGGCGCGGAAATGCGCTGGTCATTCGCCCTGTTCGGGACGACGGTCTATGCGCAGAATTTCGCCGATCCAGAGCAGAAGTTTGATCTGGCGACAGAAAGTGCGTTCTCCGACAATGCGACGGCTCCGATCTGCGCCTATCTGGCCTCGATCGGCGATTGGCTACTCAGGGGCCGACTGCTTTCGAACGAGGACGCGGTCCAGTGGTGCGGGCTCAATGACCCAACCAGCAACGAAGCTGGAATAGATTTCTCCGATATCCAGGTCTTTGCCGAGGGTTCGGGCGTGCGCGGGCTTATCCCCGTGTCGGGTGGGGTTGTCGTGCTGATGCGCGATAATACCCAAGCATTGACCCTGAATTACGGGTCGAACTACGTTTTCACCCGCTCGGTGCTGAACAAATATCGAGGCTGCATCGCTCCCTATTCAGCAGTCCTGATTGGCCAGGACGATTATATTTTCTACTCGCAAGACGGCTGGTTTCGCGGCCCGGCGATGACGCCAATCGGGGCGGAGCGTGTGGACCGATGGTATCAGGAAACGGTCAATTTCGAGGCGCGCGTTGCAGCCGTTGCCGGGGTGGACTTCCGCCGAAAGATGTATTGGGTCCGGTTCCAGATGTCGGACGGCTCCTATCGCATGCTCGGCTATCAATGGCAGTTGGACCGCTGGACACTGTCAGACGCCGACATGGCCGATATGTTCGGCATAGAGGCCCAGGGCGTAACCATCGACCAGATGGATTCGTTCTTCCCGACGATCGATGACATTGACGTACCCTATGACAGTTCGTTCTGGCAGGGCGGTTCTCCAGACTTCGCGGGCATGAACTCGGATGGGTTCCTGGCGCCGATGAATGGCGCTCCCATGGCCGCGAGGGTGGCCACGAACGATCTGACGCCGGGCGGCGTAGGGCGGGCATTCGTCAATGGCGGACACGGCATCACGGACGCGGTGAACTTCACGGCCACGCATTCCACGGCCAATTACAAGGGCGCGTCATTCACCACGCGGGCGCCGGTTTCTCCCACGTCACGCGGCCGCTTCCTGTCGTTCCGTGGCGATGGTCACGCGCATCGTTTTCTCGTGGATATCCCCGAGGGCGAGGACTGGTCGATTTTCTCCGGCATTGATGTCGAAAGCAAGAGCTCGGGCAAGTCATGACGCTGTTTACCGAAACTCCGGGCATCCGGCGTGTCTATGACGCGGAATTGACCACGACCGGCGAAACGACCGTGTTTGAAGTCACGAAAGACGGCGTGATTGCAAATCTCGAAAGCATCTACATCGCCAGCGACACGACCAGCACGACATTGACGCTTCTTGTGAAGAACGGTTCAACGACGCTGTTCAAGCTCATCGACGGCATCACGCTTACCTCCAGCGCGCAAATCACGAACTACCACCGACCGATGAGGAAGGGCCACAAGATCACTGCCCAAGCGAGCATCGCTGACCATTTGTCCATCAGCGTCATCACGGTAGAGGCGCGTGGCGACCGGGAAAACCGCGAGTGAACATCACCAAGGTTAGCGATGTTGACGCGGTCTGGCCGCTCATCGCTCCCCAGATCGTCAAATGCATCGAAAAGACACCCTCATTCATGTCTGCCGGCGACCTTTGGCAGATGTGCCGCTCGGGTCAAGCCTTCCTGATCATCGCGCATGATGACGTGAAAATCCACGGCGCTGCCATTTGGCAGTTTCAGACAGCATACAACACAACTGTGTTTTCCTGCCTTATGCTGGTTGGGGAAGCCCTTGATGATTGGGCACTTTCCTTACTCGAATCAGCCCGATTAATCGCCAGAGGAGGCGGTGCGATGCACCTATGCGCCACCAGCCGTATCGGCCTTGTCCAAAAACTCAAAAAGCTGATTCCCGGATTGAAAGTCGTCCGGCAATCCTACCTCGTGGAGGTCTAGCCCATGCCGCCAGGCGAACAGACAACCCAATCCACAAACGATCCGTGGAAGCCAGCACAGCCGCTCCTGAAAAAGGGCCTCAACGCCGCGAACAAGGCGTTCAGCGGCGGCTTTGGCGCAAATACCGGCTCGATGGTCGTTCCGTATGCCAAGCAATCGATGGATGCCTTTGGCAACCTCGAAGGCATTGCAGGGGCCAATTCCAACGGTCAGGGCATGTCCGGCAATATGCAGGGCATCATCAACAACGGCGGCTTCAACAACCAGCAGATGGGCGCGCTGAACAACTGGCAGAACACCGCCAATTCGAATTATGATTTCAATGCGAACCCCGGCTCCCAAGGTGTGTTGGATTCGATCCTCCGCGATACCCGCGACTCCGTGAACCTCAATGCGGCAGCGGCGGGCCGATATGGTTCCGGCATCCATCAGGGCAGAATGGCCCAGGACATCGGCGATCAGTCCTCTCAGTTCCGCATGAACGACTTCAACACGTTCCTCGGCCGCAAGGACGCCGCCAATTCCAACCTGTTCAACGGCGCCAATGCTGGCCTCGCCAACATGCAATCCGCCTATGGCGCGCTGCAGGCGCCGGAGCAGACCCGGCTTGGCGTCGGCTCGGCATTCGAGGATTTGAAGCGCCGCCAGTTGGACGACCGGGCGCGGATTTCCAATCTGCCATGGGATCAGATCGGCAAGCTGATGAATGTCGGCAATCTCGGCGGTCAGTATTCCACCACCACAACACAGGCCCCCGGCCCAAATCCATTCCTCCAGGCGCTCGGCGGCGTCTCCATGGGCGCCGGGCTTCTTGGCGGTATTCTCTGAGGTAACGACATGACCGCTTATCATCCCGACGATTCCGGCCTTCTCGCAGGCCCCGCAAATTCCAAGGACGATGAAGAAAAGCGTCGTCGTCGTGGCGGCAACGGGCTCCTCGCTCCTTTCATGGCGGGCGACCAGCAGATGCTTGCCCAGCAGATGGCGATGGGCTTTGGCGGCTCTCCACAGGCCAACATGCAGTATCTCCGCGCACTCTACTCCCGCATGCCGATGAACTTCAACTACCGCAATCTCGGCGGTGGAGGAATGGGTGGTGGCGGTGGCGGGAAGCCTGCGGTTGGCGGGATCGATCCCAATTCTCCGCCGTGGAAGACTAGCCCCCCGGGGAGGAATTTGTAATGTTCGGTAACGAGCGCATTTCCCCCGAACTATTGCTTCTTGCCGGATCGTCGCTTGCCGGTGGCCAGACGGTCGGCCAGCAGCTTGGCGGCATCGGCACGAATGTTGCGCCGCTTCTTGCCCAGCAGGCCGAACAGCGCAAGCAGATGGAAGCGCAGAACAAGACGCTCCAGTATCTCAAGCAGACCAATCCGCAGCTTGCTGCACAGGTCGAGGCTGGCATGCCAGTATCAGAAGCATGGCAACAGGTCGTGCAGGCGCAGCAGCCGAAGAAGCGCAACATCATCAGTGCTGGAGACGGCATGTTCTATGATGTGGACAACGGGAAATACATCACGCCGCCTGCCGACATGGTGCGGCCAGATAACGTCAAGCGCGGCCTTAATCCCATTTGGGGGTTGGATGCGAACGGTAAGCGCGTCCTTGGCACTCTTGGGGAGGATGGTTCATTCAAGCCGGTCGATCTCCCGCAGGGCTTCGAACCCACCCCCGGAACATCCACGGTTGATCTAGGAACATCGATTGGCATCCGAGACAACAAGTCGGGCACCATCATCAACACGTTGCCAAAAGATGTCTCTGGCGTCGAGCAGCAGAAGGCCGAAGGTACGGTTGTTGGCGCGACTAAGGCCGCACTGCCCGCAATCCGATCGACGGCTACCACGATCAAGAACATGATCGCCGACGTGAAGAACGACGATTACCGAGGTCGGGGCACAGGCCTTACGTCGGTGTTCAACAATGTTCCTGCGACGGGCGGCTATGATTTCCAGCGCAAGGTTGACCAGTTGAAAGGTCAGTCGTTCCTTCAGGCCATCCAGCAGATGCAAGGCTTCGGCGCGCTTTCCAATCAGGAAGGCCAGACGGCCACGGCCGCTATTTCGCGGCTCGATACAGCACAATCGGAAGAGGCGTTCGACAAGGCGCTTGCCGACCTTGAGCAGATCATCGATCGCGGCGTTGCCAAGGCCGAACAGATGGCAGGCCAGCAGCCTACAGCGGCCCAGCCAGACAACAGCGTTGTGCCTTACACGGACTTCTTCAAATGATCGTCCAGATGCCAGATGGCACGAAAGTCAGCTTTCCAGACGATATGCCGAAGGAGCAGATCAAGGGCCTCATCGCGTCCAAATTCCCCGACGCCGTTCCGCAAACACCCAAGAAAGAGCCCTATACCGGCATGATCCTCCCATGGGCAACGGATGCCGAGGGTAACAATTCCCTCGCAGTTCCGCGCATGGTCACTGGCATCATCGACAGCGCCAAGGACGCTATCTCGGCGCCGTATCGCGCGATGACCGGCGAATTGCCCATGACCGGGCCGGACGGCAGAACCTCGGAAGAGGCCATTGGCGAAGGCCTCAACATGGCAACATGGGCCTCCCCGTCATCCGTCGCCATGAACACGGGCAAGCAGATCGCCCGCAATGCGTTCGTCCCTCGTCCTCCCAGCGAAGGCGCACAGGTAGCGCAGGCCGCGCAGAATATCGGCGTCACCCTTCCACGCGCTGTCACATCCGACAGTGGCGCGATCAACCAACTCGGCAAGACTGTGGCGAATATCCCTCTCGCCGGCCAACCCCTACGCAAGGCATCCAAGACCGCTATCCAGCAGCTTGATGATGCAGCGCGTGGCGTGCAGGACAATCTCGGCACAGGCAGCAAGGAGGTTGCTGGCAATCGCATCCGCCAGGATATGTCATCCTTTGCCAAGATCGAGGAGCCAGAACAAGTTTCCGCGCTCTACAAGAAGGTTGACAGCCTCGTAAACCCGAACGCCCGCATTCCCCTGTCCGAGACGCAGCGGATTGCCCAAAATATCTCCGCTCGGCGCAATGCTTCGAAACTCGAAGGCTCCAGCGCAGTTGGCTTCATCGAACGTGCCCTTCAGAGCAAAGAGGGCATGTCATACGATGAAATCAAGAACCTTCGCACGGCCGTTGGCGAACTGAAAAGGAACAAGTCCGAGCTTGCGCAGCGAAAGATTGCCGACAGCGAGTTGGATGCCATCTATAGCGGCCTGTCTACCGATCTGAAGAACGCCGTAAAGACTGGCGGCGGTCCTGATGCTCTCCGTGCATTCGAGGAAGCCAATACCCGCGCCAAGACGTTTGCTCGCGACAAGGAAGCGCTCAATAAGGTTCTAGGGCAGGGCAGCGACGAGAATATCACCTCTCGGCTGATCGCCCTTGCTGGGAACAGCAGCCGCGCCAATCTCAAGGATCTGATGCTTGCCAAGTCCAAGGTGAACAAGGAAACGTGGGATGAACTCGCGTCGTCCGCGCTCAATGATATGGGCCGCGATGCTTCCGGCGCCTTCACCCCTGATCGGTTTGTAACCTCATGGGGCAAGATGTCCGAGAGTGGCAAGAAGCTGGTGTTCGGACAGAACCCGCAACATCTGAAGGCGCTTGATGATCTCGCGACAGTCTCGACGCGGTTCAAGAAGCTGAACGAATACGCCAACCCCTCGGGCACGGCCCAGTCAGTTTTGGGCGGGTCATATTTCACGGGCCTTTATGTCGCGCCGACAACTACGCTCAGCTCCTTGCTGGGAGCCAATATCACCGCTCGATTGCTCGCCAAGCCATCATCCGCGAAAGCTGTCGCTGACTATGCGAAGGCGTATGAAATTGCCATCAAGATGCCGGGTAAGACCTCCCAGAACGCCCTTGCCAACAAGGCCAAGGCCCTCGCACTCGTCGCGGCAAACGGCAATGAGGTTGGCGCTTCGAACCTAGCGGCTAAGCTCGCTACGGTTCAGCAGACAGCCGCTGATCAAGAGAACAACGAACAGATCGGGCGTCCAGAAGGCTACCCAGAACCCGCACAATCCAGCCAGCAGTTTAACGATGCGTATCTGCAAGGCCGGGCTTTCTAACACCGAAGGATTGTAGATGGTTCAGGCACGTACAGTTGGCCAAGTCATAGCGGGAGAGGCAGTCAGCGGCACCCCAGAGGAACGCTGGGCCGACATGGTAGCAATTGCCAGCGTCATTGCCAACCGCGCAGCGGCGCTCGGCGTTTCTCCCCAACAGGTAATCGCGAACACCAACGAGTTCAATGCCTACAATCGCGCCATGCCGCCCGGCACAGCGGACCTGACCGATATGGCGCAGGAGGCAATGAACTACGTCGAGGAAAACGGCCCGGTCAACAACGCGACATTCTACGCCACGCCGGCCGCAACTGACAATCTCCCAAGCGGCCTTTTGGCCGAAACGGCGACGACCGGGCATCAGTATTTCTCAGACCCACAAAACCGCGCAATCGGCACCTCCCTCGGCTATCGCCAGCCGAATGAATTTTCCTATGCCGCAAACCCGGAGAATGTGCCTACACCCGGCCAGCCGAGCCTCATGGGAGCGGCGGGCGACATCGGGCAAGGATGGAGCATCAACGGCGTAGCGCCCGCTCTAGGCCCAACCGTCGAAGGCTGGAGCGGAATGGCATCGGCTGATCCGATGACCGCTCCAATGGGCAGCGTGACGGCATCCGGGCTGCTTGGCGCCAGTCCCGACCTCGCAGCGAGCGCCACCGCAACGCCGAATAGCGGCCTGCTTTCCGGAATGCCAGACACCTCGAATTTCGACATGAGCCGGTTTGGGCCAGTCTCAGCGCCTGATGCCGGGTTCGATATGTCGCGCTTTGGCCCGGTGTCCACCGAGGGATTCGATCAGGCCCGCTTTGGACCACCCGGCATCGACCCGGCAACGAACGTGCAGTCCTTCATGGACACGCCGCAGCCGAGCGGTCTTCTGTCGGCCAACCCGGCAATGGCAACCCCGAATTTCAATCAGGCTCTCAGCCCGTCGATGCCGAGTCTTTCGGTCCCGACAGTCGGCTTCAGTGATCCGCAAATCGCCAACGCGGTTAAGTCGGTCAGCGTACCCGGCATCAATGCCTACGCAGCGCAGCCTTCCGTCACGCCAGCGGAAAGCGCTATCAATTCCATCGCCACTCCCGGCATGTCTCCCCAGCAGATCGGCGGCTATCAGCAAGCAGCCAACACGATGGCACAGGCTGGCATGTTGAACATAGGCCAGCAGCCACCAACGGACCTGAGTGGCAATCTGCCGACCAACTTCAACGTCCTGTCCGCTCCCGCGCTGGAAAGTGTCAGCGTTCCCGATCAGCCTACCGTTGCAGGCCCGGCGTCAACCGAGGTCGCCCCGGCACAGGAACAGCAGCAGACCCAGCAAGTCCAGCAGGCACAGGCTGGCTCCATGGCGGCGCCGAAATCCCTATCCTTGGGTGACAAGCTCAAGGCTGCGGTCAACCCCGGCACGGCAATCGGCGGGCTTCTCGGGGCGGCAACAATGGGCCCGATCGGTGGATTGCTCGGCGGCCTCTTGGGTAACAGCATCAACAACGGCTCGTTCTCCGGCCTTCTCGGAGGAGCTCCCACGATGACCAATGTGGGCGTTGGGCCGGCCGCTGCGTATGGCGTTTACGGTGGAGGCTTGGCCCCCGGCTCAACTGCAACCGCCTCGGACGGGTCAACAGTTTCCGCCCAAGCTGGCGGCGACACGGCTCGCACCAACGGCTTCGGCGTCACGGACGTATCCAACTCATACGGCGGTTACAGCGGGGATTTTTCCGGCTGGTACTAAAATACATAACATATCAATGACTTAACCTCAATACATGAGGATGCTTTCGCATGGCAAAAAACAAGATAAGGGATTGGTCCACCAATCCTGACGACAATACCGATGTCGGCGGCGTGGGTATCCAGGGCAGCAATTTGCCATCCAATCTGGACAATGCCCAACGCACGATGATGTCTCAGGTTGCCGACGTCAACGATGGCAACGAAACCGTCGATGACACGTGGGGCTATAGCAACTCGGTCGACCCCACAAAGAAATTCCGGTTCGATGGCGGGGATGTGACCGGTTCCATCGTTATCAGCGCGAAGAAGCTTTACGATTTCTCCCAAGCATCCGTCAACATCCTCGAGACGGCAGCACGTCGCGGTGCTCCGACAATCACGCCTTACACTGCATCCGGCACGCACACTTTCGCTGAAGGCACTGCATTCTACCAGATCGTCGCGGTTGGCGCTGGTGGCGGGTCTGGTGGCGTGGACGGACAGGGCGCAGGGACAGGTGCTTCAACGGCGGGGGGCAATTCCGGGTTTTTCGGCACGACAGCCGTTCTCGCCAAGGGCGCCTTGACGACGGGAACAGTTGTCATTGGCGCGGGTGGCGTTGCTGGGGCGGGAGCGGCCGGCAACGGCGGCGATGGAGGTGATACGACATGGGCAGACGCCACGGTTGGCACCCTCACTTGGAAGGGTGGCAAAGGCTCAGTCGGTAACACGGCGAATACTGGCCATTCCTACGGGCTGCCTGTTGCCAACGGCGCTTCCTCGGCAGGCCTGACTGGCGAGTTCAAGCCCGGCTCTCCCGGTACGACGAATACGACTTCTGACGCGGGCGGTAACGGCGGCTCTAGCCCCTGGGGCGCTGGTGGTATCGCCACCATAGCATTCGGCGCCATTGCGGGCGGCCTTTCTGGCTCTGGTTATGGCTCCGGATCATCGGGCGCGGCGGCGGTCGGGGTTGGCGCCAATGCAGACGGCGGGGCTGGCACTGGTGGCCGTCTAGAAGTGTGGGAGTGGTAAGATGGTAGATATCACAGGCGCACAGCTCAAGAGCTTTTCAGCCTACCTTGCAGAGCGTGAAGCCTCCACCGATGGCGTCTCCATGGTTCCTGGGCTTAATGGGGCGGGGACGGGGGGGGTGCGAGTTCCTTACTCCGCAAATGGAGAGGTGCCAGCGGACAACGGGTTTTTCATAGACGACAACCCGACGACGCAAATCCACCGCTTCCGTGATCGCATTTTCTTCGGTGATGGGGCTAAACATACCGGGCGCAGAACGGCTCCTTTTGGCGGCTCGTGGATGACGAATTACGCCGCCAATTACTTCGAGAAAAATGCGACAGTCACGGTTCTCAGCGATGAAATTAACGGTCGGGCTGGTCTGATCGTGGGTGCTTACACGCCTCCCGACACGGCGGCGAATATGAACATGGCGATCGGTGTTGTGACTCTTCATCGAGGGACATCGAGCAATGGACGCGGCGTCTATATTGAGGCCATGCACTCTACAACGGCGGGCGGCAACACCGACGCCATCGAAATACAGTGCGGCAACTATGGCGCATTCGATCCCTCGCAACCGACATCGTATTCAGCAGGAGCGGGTGAAGGTGGTTGCACAGGCATTGCCATCGGCGCGGAAGCGGGCCACACTTATGTCGTAGGCGACGACGACACCCCCATCGTCACACCAACATATCCCGTATCTACAGCAATCCGCATTGGCGGCGGTTCACTTTCGGCAACGTGGCAGCGATTCAGGCAAGGTCTCCTTTTTATGGAGAACTCGCTCTATCGCGGCACGGATGGCACTACGGGGAACGCGCAGGCCATCGGGTTGGCATCTGGCTACGAGATCAAATGGCATGCCTCGCACACCGTTAAGGCTGCAGTTCTCAGGTCAGATGTGACCGCAATTGCCAACCAGGACGTGGGTGTAATCTTCACCAACAACACCGTGAAGGTCACAGGCACCGGCGAAGCGCCAATTGCCACCTTTCATCATACAACGAGCGCTGTAAACTACCTGACACTCACGAACAGCACACTTTCGCCAGTCTTGGGCGCGGCTGGCACGGGCACGGACATCAGTCTCCAACTCTCTGCAAAGGGCGCAGGCGTTTATACTTTTGTGAACTCTGGCATCGACACTAACCTGAGAATTACCAACGTGTCCGGACGCGTGGAATTCAATGCGCTGGGCTCGGTCACAAACGCCGATATCCGCTTCGTGCCGAAGGGCACAGGTCTATTGCGTTTCGGCGCCCATACCGCCATCGGCGCGGAAACAATCACCGGCTACATTTCAATCAAAGACGATACCGGCGTTACGCGCAAGCTGGCCGTCGTATCATAAGGAGAAAACCAATGACCTTCGACAAACCCGAACACAAAGAACTCGTCCTCGACATGCTGAACAAGGTCAGCGTGCCGGGGCAGTTGGTGGAGATTTTCTACGAACTCAAGCAGGCTGTCGTGCAGGGCATAGTTTCGCCGGATGAGCCGGATCAACCAAGCGAATGAGTGCGATTAAGTAGATACTGCTCTACCTCGTTTATTGAGTTTAGCATGTTCTCAAGCCCGACGCGGACCTCCTGAATCTTCCGCAACGCGGCGATGGAGTCCATGTCGCTCGCTGCTATTCCGTGGCGCTCAAGTTCGTTGAGATGCTCCAGGATATGCAGATCATCGGGTTGATGGGTCATTGCGGCTCCTTGCCATTTGTATACTCCCTGCTGTATTCCCACGCGACATTTCTCGCAAGGCATTCGGGGGCAAAATGGAAGAATGGTCGGGTCTGCGGATCGCCAGCGATGACGACGTACTCAGTTTTGATCAGGTCGTTCTCCGCGAGCCACCTTATGAACAAATCGGACAATTGGAATTAGAAACCCAATTCGTCCGAAGGTTCATTCCGCCTCGATTTGTAATCGACCTTTCTGATAAGAGGCATGATGTTGCAACCCCCAAGATGCAGACGATCCACGGTACTTATCTTGTCAATCAACACGATGCATTGCTGTTCGGGCCAAGCAACGTCGTATCGAGAGATGGGTATTGGAGTTGTGAGAACAGGGTAGGCAGGGGCGCTCATCTTGCTTACATGAATATGGTCTTCTTCAGCAGACTGTTTCCGGGAGATTTTCCTCAGATTGAGGACATTCACACAAGGCCACGGATAATAACGGCAGGCCTTGCCGAGAAACAGGCGGTGAGATGCATCGATGACCCGGTCTTTCTCGCTACCCCGCTTGAGCCGCCGATTTGGGGTAGATGGGTTGCGAGCGTCATGCCGCGAGTGAGGCATTACCTTAGGCACGGCCAAGGACGAAAGTTCTTGTGCCATGTTGATCGCGAATGGGAGCGTAGAACGCTCAATGTGCTCGGCGTTCCAGATCATCAAATCATTCCGCATGAGCCAGGCAGAACGTATTTGTGCCGAGACATCATGTTGGTCGAATACGCTGGGCAATCACTATCCTTGAGTTTGACAGAACGAGCGATAATGAATGACCTCGTCACCCACAACCGCGTCGATACGTCGTTCGGCAAAAAGCTCTTTGTCTCGCGGGTCGCCACCACCAAGAAAAATCCCAATTACCGTCCGCTCATGAACGAGCCCGAAGTGATCGACTTCATCGCCGGAAAGGGTTTTTCTATCATTGAGCCGGAATTGCTCCCGCTCCCCGAACAGATGTCAGCATTACGAAACGCCGATATAGTGATCTTTGTCGGCGGGTCCGCCATGTTCAATGCTGCGTTCTGCCAGCCCGGAACGAGAGTAATCACGATTGAGTCATCCAAAACTTTTGTCCCGACCCATATGGAATACCTGTCGGCGCTCGATTTAGAGTACGGGGTCATATTTGGGCAGGAAGACCCTGAAGACACTCGCCCGCATCACAGACGGTGGACGTTGGATGTGCAAGCGGCGTGGAACGCTATTGAATCGCATTGGCCCGATGCGGGCGAATAAAACCCGCTGACCAAGACGACACGACCAGATCATCTCAAGGCTCGCTCACGCGGGCCTTTTTCTATGCCCACACCAAGGTAGGGCAGAAAGGCAAATCCATGATCGGCATCGGCATTAGCCCCGCTTTCCAACGGCCGCCACCTCCTCCGGAAGAATAGCGGTCCAGCCGCAAACCATCCCAGAACACAGGAACAGAAACAATGAAACTCGTGCCTCAATGGCAGCGGGTGCTTTCACGCGCGTGGAGCATCCGCTTGATGATTATCGCCGGGCTTCTGTCCGGTGCCGAAGTCGCCCTGCCGTTGATCGGCGACGGGCTTCCCATCCCTCCCGGCGCTTTTGCCGTCTTGTCCGGCTTGACAGTCGCGGCTGCGTTCGTTGCGCGGCTTGTAGCCCAGAAAGGAATTACCAATGCCGACAGCGAATAGCAGGCTCAGAAAGACGGGCCTTGGCCTAACGGTCGCCGGTTCGATCGCCGTGGGCCTCGTAGGCGCTTGGGAAGGCTTCAGGACGAAAGCCTACATCCCTATCCCCGGTGATGTCCCTACGATCTGCTTCGGGTCCACGCGCGGCGTAAAGATGGGCGACACAAAGACGGCGGCAGAATGCAAGGCTCTGCTTGGAACAGAGCTTGTCGAGTATGAAGGCAATATGCGCCGATGCCTCGTCAATCCTGACAAAATCCCTGACAAGCCATACGTGACGTTCCTGTCGCTCACGTACAATATTGGGAGCCGGGGCTTCTGCAATTCTTCGATTGCCCGCAAGGCTAATGCCGGTGATCTGCGTGGCGCTTGTGACGCGCTGCTGCTCTATACCCGCGCTGGCGGCCGCGTCGTGCAGGGGCTGGTCAACCGTCGCAAAGCAGAGCGCAAGATGTGCCTCGAAGGGCTCACGTCATGACCGCGCGCCTCATCGCCATCATCGTCATCCTGTCCCTCATCGGCGGCGGGGTGATCTGGCTCACCAGCATCATTATCAAGGCCGAACGGGCCAAGGCGCTGCAGGCCGGTGTGGAACTCGTTCAGGAAAGGGACAAACTCAATGTCAAGGTTCGCAACGCTACTGCTGGCGATATCTGTCGCCGCCTTGGGGGCGTCATGCTCGAAGACGGTGAGTGTGGTTGACGGTTCAGGGTTCGAGACGCTGCATCCGTCCGCCGATACCCGGCGCTTTATCGTCAAGAACGATCTCGATTTCGCCAAGGAAGTCGTTGCCCACAACGAGACGTGCTCCAAGCTTCCCGGCTGCCGGAAATAACCCTGAACTCCCCGCCTTTCAGTGCATTGCATAGGAACAACTGAATGACCGAACGGACATCTGAGATGGATCAACACGATTTGCGCGCCCGCGTGGTCGGCTTGGAACACGGGATAGCCAGCCACCTCACAAGGTTGACGGCCCTCGAATTGTGGACGCGAAACCGAGATATCGCCGATGCACGCAGGGACGAGCAGTTTTCCGGCATTCAAAAGGATCTGGACTCGATCAAGAGCAACCTCTCAAGGATCGTCTGGCTCATAGTCAGCGGGATTATCCTGGGCGTGGTTGCCTTCATGATGTCCGGCGGGTTTAAAGTTCCCTGACCGCCTGATCCTCCCTCAGACGGTTTGCCCGGTGGCCTTAAATGGTCATCGGGCTCTTTTTGCGCTTCAGGGAATGACTGGCGTCAAAGACTTGCCACGAACCCACGTGGTTTCACCCAGTCCACCGCAAGGCTGACACTCGAAGACAGCAAAGCGGGCTTCCCCGTTGGTAGGCGTCCAAGCGGAAAATGGTTCTCGGTGGCCATCTGCGTACTCGACTTTGGCATAGGCCATATTCCGCGAAGGGTGCAAACTCTCCCACGGCTCCCGAGAAAATCCGGCGCCACCGCATTGCTTGCAGACGCAGATGATATCCATACCTCATCTCCATTTACCTGATTGAATCTACACGAAAATATGGTATTGTTCAAGCAATGAAAGGCTCCCGTGACCTCAAGAGATATATGTCAATCAAACGCCACTATCGGGGCAAGAAGAATGGCGTTATCTCCTCGGCCTGTCTTGATGATCTTCATCTGTTCAAACTCGAACGCTGCAAGAAATTCCGCAAGACTCATCGTCACCCGCGTGATGGCTACTTGGCTGATCAACCCTACGAATAATTATTATGCCCGCCCGAGCCATCCCAGCCGACCCGGGTATTTATATTGAACGTCATCCGCTTCGAACCGCATTCTCTGCATTTCAGCCGCTTCGATAGATCGCCAGCCAGTGCGCTATGATCTCTACCGAGCTTTTCGGCCAGGGCTTCCAGATTGAGATTGCTATGCCGCCCGCAATCGCTGCATGTGACGGAATAGTCATATCCGGCTTCTATGAAGTCGCCAATCGTGCTGATTGAAATGGAGCCGTCAGGGTTTACGGGCATCTATCCCACCATCCACTTCAGCGCCTCAAATCCTATCGTTGCCAGAAGGATTATAGCAACTATTGAGAGGGTGAGGGCGGTTCGGCTACGCATCGAGTTCATGCAAAGCCTGTGCGAGCATCGCTTTAAAAACGGGCTTCACGTCATTGAAGATCACGCCAGTGCACTCTTCATCGCCGCCTTCAAACATGACGTTCTCCAATTTCAGCCCACCGGCCACACCTAAGCCGTCGCTCACGTTCTCCATGTAATGCTCAAGAGTGGCACGGATGGCTACGGCGGCTTGCTTATCATAAGCGCCCTTCAAAACGCTGTCCGGCGCAAGGTTTTCGTATTTTATGCACCCGCCCAAGTCTATGATCGCCTTCGCCACCTTCTCAATGATCGGGTTCATCTGTCTTGCCTTTCTCGGGTCACAGGTTTTTCCAAACCTATGGAGCACTTCGTACAGTGTACCACAAATACTCTTG